GCGGCGTCGGTCACCGAGACAGTCTCGCCAGACGCCCAGGTGACATCCTTCTGCTTGCTGACGCCCAGACGCTCCCAATCCTCGCCAGTCAGCGTCCGCGCATCTGCTGTACCGGTGTATGTGACGTCACGCATCGGTCATCAATCCTCTCAATGTGAAGGTCGCGGTCTTGTAGATTGTCCCGTACATGTCATCCGACAGGTCGCGTGAGTCATTCTGCCACGCACAGGAAACCCCATCGATTGTGCGGACCGGCGCAGTCTGGACATCCTCCCCAGACATCAATGCGAGCCGAACCTTGTCGATCGCATCATCGATTCGCATGAAGTCCCCAGGCTCGTCGTGCACGTGTACGTACAAATCCTGCTCGCTCACACTAGGGTACGGGCCGGTGTAGTTTGCGCCGACTTCCACGATCAAGAACGGCACTTGGTCAGGCCGACCAGTCAGTGAGCCAGCCGCTCTCATGTACTTGGGCGGAATGATGTCAGTGAGCGGCGTGTAGGCTCGCAGTTGTTCGGCCACCCACGTGCGCCAGGTCATCGCATCTTCCTCATCAACTTGCGACAGTCGGTCATGAACTCACGACCAACACGATGCACCGTCGGCACGATGATCCTGTACCGACCTGACCATCTGACCTCAAGCCAGATGCCATACGGCATCGAGTGGTACATGACGATCACAATGCGATCTGGCCGGCTGAAGGCATTGGCGTTCAGACCCTGTCGAGCGTTGCCTGTCCTGTCGGTCCACGGCGCGCCTGACCGCATCTGCGTCACAGCATCCTCAGCATGGTAGTCAGCCAGCGCACTCAATGCCCGCAGCAGTTTACTGGGGAAAGTCTTGAGCCCTGGTGTCAGGGTGTCATACTCCCACTCGACACTCATGGTGTCACCTCAAACGCCTCGGCGCGTACTGCGTACTGATCCGCCCGGACAAAGACGACCTCCAGTTGCCTGCCCTCTTCATCCCAGAACTGGTCGCCCACCGCGATGTCCAACGTCAGCATGCCGATCAGTCGCCAATCAGGCACGCACTCCTGCCCCGTCTGCCGCACCCTGACAGGAGCGCGGTCAGCATATGGATAAATGCGGAAGGTCTGTGCCTCAATGAGCACTGGGTCCACCCAAATCCAGCCGCCAGCAAGAGTGTCCTGCTTGGTGCGCCGCACAATCTCTGCAGTTGTCGGGTGCCAGGTAATGAACCCCCAGATGCTCTGCGTCATCCAATTGACATCACCGGTGGGCGCAGGCGCGGCCGGCAGGGCGCTGAAGTCATTGTCGAACGCAGATGCGAAACTCATCAGACGTTCTTCTCCAGTCGCAGGAATGCGAACGACAACTTGTTCTCCAGCAGGGCATTGGAGGCAGCCATCTGACACGTGAATGCGAGCGTCTTGGCAACGCTCATGTCTTCTGCCGTCGTGAACCAGCCCCATGAACCGGCGCGCGCCAGAGTGTCCATCGTCTGCCAGGCACTCGCGGCTGCGCCAGTCGTGGCGAACACGAGCGATGCGACGATCTCCTGCGCAGTCGGCGTCACACAGAGGATGTAGACATCCAACAGCCACTTGCGACGGTTGGTCGCGGCCGCCATGTTGACGCCACCATTGTCAGCAAACGTCGTCGTGCCCAACTTGAGACGATGCTGATAGTTGGCCGCCGAGCCACTGTTGTTGAACAGATCACCACCAGCAACCAAATGCAGCACATCTCCTGCAGCAACCGTGCCACCCGGTATGCTGAACGAGTAGTACGTGCGCTCAGTCAAGTCGGTGTTGAACACAACATCCGCAGCGGTGAAGTTGAGCACATCACTCTGTGCCCCACCAGCGGCTGGCGTCACCCATTGTGTCGCGTAGTCAACACCACTCGACTTGGCAAGAACTTGGTTGATCGTGCCACCAACAGGTACACCAGGACCGGCTGGGCCCTGTGAACCAGTCGCGCCAGGATTGCCTTGCGGCCCCTGCGAACCAGTCGCGCCCTGGGCACCGGTGTCACCCTTGGGTCCCTGTGGACCTGTCGGGCCTGGCACTGTTGAGTCCGCGCCTGCTGGCCCTGTAGGTCCTGCTGGACCTTGAGCACCCGTTGCCCCAGGTGGACCTTGCGGACCAACCTCACCCTTGACCGGAGCAGCGACAACAACATCAGCATTGTTGGTCGGGCTGAAGCCAGCAGGCCCAGTCTCAACCGTTGAAACTTGTGCGGTGTACCATGTTCCGTGGTCCACCACAGGAGCAGTCAACACAAAGTGCTTCCATGCTCCAGGCACGCCACTGATGTAGATGTACGTAGGATCGCCAGCAACCAACGAACCAATCCTCAGCGGAGTGACGCCAGTCTGGTCATACTTGGAGAGGTAGACCTCAGTACCACCAACATTCATCTGCACCCGACCAGAGCCTGGATCAGTCGCGGTGGTCGTTGTCCGCCATTGGTAGTTGTATTGATCACCAGTGATGCCCGGCTCACCTTGCGGACCAGCCGGGCCTGTAGGGCCTGGGTCACCTTGCGGCCCTGGCGGTCCAGTGATGACGCCGGCCATCTGATAGAGGTCACTCACCACCGAGCGCAAGTCATCCGCGCCGATGTCACCAACGTCATTGTCGGGCAGTCGCGCCAGCAAGTCATCAAGCGGCGGCGTCGTGCCCTCTGCCAAGACGTACAAGTCACCCACGATGGCTCGCAAGTCACCAGCGCTGATTGAGCCAACGGTGTTGTCTGGCAGCAAGTCCAACATCTCATCAAGAGACATGGTCATGCGTCTCTCGCAATCTGCTTGATGAGCACACCAGAACCCGTCGTACCTGTCCCATTTCCGCCGGCACCAGAACGCCAATAGGTGGCCATCGCCATCGCCTGCTTGCTGAGGTTACTGAGGCTCAGGCTTGCGCCAGCCTCGCTGGTGTCCACCATATCCGCGTATGATGCGGCCTTGGACTCCCAGATTGTGGCGATAGCGCCCTGGGGATCACTCGCATCCACCAGGGCGCCAATCTGCGCATCCGTGAGGTCTGTTTGACCTATGTTCGCACGGACGAAACTGATCTCCTCAGGAGTCGCCATCGCAACTACTCCGCGGGTGCTTCGCTGGTGCCAGCGTCATCCTCTTCCAGACGTGCCACCATCTCAGCCTTGGTGCCGCTCGTGCTGAGGCCACGCTCACGCAGGGCATCCTTCAACTGCGTGGAGGTCATGTCCTCATACTCGCTGAACACCTCCTCACCATCCACCTGGATGGTCGGCCATGACTGACTCTCGTCACCCATGTACTCACCTTCCAGGGTCACTGTCTCAGTGCCCTCATCGGACTCCAAGGCAGCAGCGCGAGGATCATCCACATCCTCTGGCAGACGACCACGGTCGGCCAGGTAGAGGATGTCCTCATCGCTGAGGTTGTCCAGGTCGATCTCACGACTCATGATCAACCTCCTCAGGTGTATGACGCAGGGATGGTGTAGGTGCCCGCGGCCGTGATCTGCATGACCGCACCAGCACCACGCTGCCGCACACCGGTCCCAAATCCGTGGTTGTAGTACGAATCCACCAGCGGATAGTCAGGGTCAGAACCCTTGACCAGCCGCATACCACGCAGACTCGCATTGGCATGCTCACGGATGCCGACAGGGTTGCTTGCTCGCTGCTCACCACCGGTCGCAAACCCGATCATGTAGCCAGGAGGAATGTAATCCTCCTCGATGACGAGCCAGTCGCCATACCTGCCTGCCACGTTCAGGCCCTGGTACTGCGCAGGCGGCTGCGGGCCACCTGCCACCATTGAGCCTGTCGGGATGAAGAATGGCGGTGAACCCTGGGACGGGATGAAGTCCCACAGCGCGCCCGTTGAGGTCTTGAAGCCACGGATGGTGTTGACCTCTTGCGGATTTGCCAGGAGCAACATCGTCGCGCCAGTGGCGGCTGAGTACCCATGGTGCTTCAAAGTGTCCAGCAGGTCCTTGAGGTCCTGCGAGTCCACGGTGGCTGCGCCGGAGGTGATGTAGTGCTGGTGGGTGCCCAGGAAGGTGTTGTTCTTGTACTGGGGCGGCACCGTGCCGTCCGCGTTGTAGAACGGATACACCGTCACCGCTTGCGTGCGGATCGTCGCAGTCCTGTTGAGGTTGTTGAGGACGGCCTTCAGGACCTTGTTGAGCATCAGCCGACTGTCGGCTGCGAGCACCTGGTTGTGGAGACTCTCCACTTGGCCGGCCGATGCCTCAGCGAGGTACATCCAGGTGTACCGCACGGCGATGTCGTACCACTTGAAGTCATATCCAAGTGAGAAGTACGCCGCGCCGCGAATGCCCTTCGGCACACCATACTCACTGGCCTCTTCAAAGTCGTCCCCAACAGCCTGAGGCACATCCTCAATCGGCTGCGTGACAGGGAATGTCAGAAGGTTGACCAGCGTGTCGCGGTACCTGTTCTGGATCTGGAGCGATGCTTGGAACTCGCCCCAAATCTGGTTGAGGTCACGACCATCAGCCGTCTGCGTGATGACATCACTGACGGCGTTGTAGCCGCGAGCAGAGCCATCCAGGACAGGCACGAGGCCCATCTCCTGCAGCAGTCGGATGTCCGTGTCCTTGTTGAGTGCCAGGCTCGGCACGTGGACATGGTCATGGGTGTGTGTCATCATGCGTACCCCTGTCCACATCTCACGACCAGCCGAGTGGCCTCGACGGTCCACCCAATGTTGAGTAGTCCCGCGCCGCCCGCACCGACCGTGCCATTCGCAAGCAGGGCGTAGCGAGTGCCGGCCACCGTGCCGGTCATCTCCACCACCTCCCCTGCCGTCATGACATCGACGATGTCGCCAGCCTTCATGTCACGGGTGGTGCAGATGAGCCCAACCGTGCCAGACGTACTGGCGGCTGCAGTCGCTCCGACCACGACACGACCATTGACATCAAGACCGGCAGCCAGCGGGTTGCCATTGCCTGTCTTCTCAGTCGCTGTGAGGTCTGCCGCAAGCGGACCACGGAACCCTCCAACGTTGGGATCGTACTTGTCGTAACGAGCCAACGTTTGTCCCTTCTTGTGAGTGTTGCCAATATGACGGCGCCCACAGGGCTACGCACAGATATGTGCGTCAGCGCCGCAAAGCAGGGAACTTGTCGCGCAGGTACTCTGTGTCCAACTTGGACGTACCGGCACGCTTCCCTGTTGCCTTTGCAGCAGGTGGCTTCTCGCCATTCGTGCCATCGTCTGATGGCGGTGTGGTCATCCACTCTGGGAAGTCGGACACGATCTTGTCAACCGCGTCGCTCACCCCTTCGACAGCGCCCCCATCCACCTCAATGTCATCACGATCAATGAGGCGCATCGCGGACGGCACCCGCTTGGGCTGCATTCCACGGGCCAGCAACTCGTCGCGAATGGCACCGTCGATGTCACGCTTGCTCAACTCGTTGTTGAGCCGGTCCACTTCATCCAGCGACTTGCGCAGTCCTTGCTCCAACTCCTTGGTGCGTTCATCACCATCAGGGCCGGTGCTCTTCAGCAACTCGGCCAGGCTGCTGGGCGTCAGACTGCTCAAGTCCTTCTGGAAGTGGCGCGCAACCACGTCCACCAGGCCCTGCTGACGCTCAGCATCCTGACGGTACTTCTTGGCACGCAGTCGGTGTCGCTTGGCCTCCTCAGACAACTCCTTGACTCGCGCGTCACCGTTGTCCGAGTCAGACGCTGTCGACTCATCATCCTCTTCCTCAGGGATGTCAGTGCTGTCCACGTCGTCATCGTCGTCGACATCATCTTGTGAGCCAAACAAGATGGGGAGCCTATGCCCTTGTCTCCACATCCATTGCCGACCGTCTGCCACGAGCGCGGAGCGTAGCGCACCGGCACCGGTGTGCACGATTGCTTCTGTCATCACGGCTTTCCTCCTTGAATCTTCCAAGTCTTTGGTGGGCCAAGTATGCGCTCTGCTTCAGCACGTGCTTCAGGGACACCAATGAACACCCCCAATGGGTGAGGCACATTGCCCAGCACATACACAACTTGCTCCGGCGTCAACTTTGACCAAGCAATCACCAGGCCGACCTCACATCCACAACCGCAATCTTCCTTCGGTCAAATACAACTATCTCATCAAAGTCAGGGAACTTCGGATTTGGCACCAACCGTATGGCATCATAACCACGCTCCTGGGCCAGTTCAGCAACGCGCAGTGAACCTTCCTTGGTGAATGTCAAACCTTCATCAGCAACCATCTGCTGAAACTCATCCATCGGCATAGGGTTCATGACACGCAACCGAACCTCAACAACATCACCAGACCCAGCGTATGTCCTTGCGTAGTTCACATCAGATGTGAAGTAATGACCCTTGCCAAGCATACCATAGTTACCAGTCGCAGCACCAATCTTGGTATCATCAAACCCATAGACACCAATGGACTCACCACCAGACATAGTCCCATGATACCTTGGTCCTGGTATCGCAGAACCGACAGCCCAATGATCAGCCTCCTCAGTTGACATCCTTGGCTTCCAACTCGGCGCCTGAGGTGCAAGAAGTGGTTCATCCGGGCCAGATCCAAACTTCATGTTGTCCATCGACGCGTCACTAATGCCATTCTGTTCCATCCACGAGTCATACTTGCCTGTGGAGAGGTTCTCCAAGAATGTCTCGCGGTCTGGCGTGACTGCTGTCACGTAGCAGAGGCACTGTGGGTGAGGCTTGCCCGGTATGTCCTTGGGCTCGTACACTCCTGGGCCCATGCCGTTGTCAGCGTGCGCGTACTCATCGCATATGTCCGCCCGCGGGTGAGAGCCGCTGAGGTTCCATTGTATGCCCTCCACCCATGGCTCTGACTTCATGCGGTCGGTACTCGTGCGGTGGAAAGCGTTGTTGATCTCCGTGCGCCCCAACCGCATTGCCGCATATGACGCTCCACCAGGCGTGTTCGGGCTGATGAAAGATCGCACAGCCGCCGCAATCTCGCGGGCCGACTTGCCGGCTCCCAAGCCGTTATTGATGATGGCATCGATCTTGCCTTGGGACCAAGCACGGTTGTTGTACACTGCACGACTGAGTGGAATGTTGTTGAGAGCGCGGCTCACAATGGACTCTGTTGCCTGGGCGGAGGCCTGGAGCAAGTCATCAAATCCGCCGAGGCCGCCCAGAATGCCTTGGAGAGTCTCGCCAGCATCAATGCCAAGGCGCATCGCATCGTCGAGTTGCTGAGCGACGTTGTCACTGATGTCACCCCAGAGTTGCGAGTGCACTTGGCGCAGAGCGGCGGCTTGCATCCGATACTGAGCGCGGCGCGCCTGCGCGCCAATGCCTGGGTCACCCACAATGCGAGCAGCCATGCGCTCTGCCTCTTTGGCAGCATTCATGAGCAGGTTGGCTAGTTCACGGTCATCCGTCCTGATGACCCTCAGGTGTCTCCGCCAAGCCCTCACTGCCTCTGCGGGGATCGCCATCAATGACCTTCTTGGCCAACTGCACGACCATTTCGTAGCGTGCCTTGGCATCCCTGAAGCCTAGCCAGTAGGCCAACGCCACGACCACGCCCTGCTCCAAGGCAATGCCTGCGCAGAGCAGCCAGAACGGCATTGCTACTCATCGTCGTGATCCAGCAGCATGGTCACCACCACATACAGCAACTCGTGCCTCTGTTGCCCATTCAGATGCTGAGTTTGTGCGAAGTCATCGATGTCTGCCTCAACCTTGCCCACCAGTTCCCGTAGTTGTTCCACCGGCCACCTCTTGATCGATCCTCGCCCCAGTGACATCCTCGCGTAGTTGTGTCTCGGTCATGATCTGGTCCATCATCTGCGTGTGCTCAGGGAAGGTGTAGCCAATCTGCTCCAACTCATCCCAACACCACTGGGCGCTGACCAGTTGCGCACCGAACATCTGCATGATCTCGTTAAACCGCTCCTTGCGGTTTGGCGGTATCTTGCTGGCGTACACCGGCACAAGCGTGGCCTCAAACAACGGCGTGCCCTCATACGCGTTCAGCCACGAGCGTATGTCGTACAGGAAGTTGTTGAGCACGTCAGTGATCGTCAGTTCCTTCTCCTCAGCCCTGGTGATGAGTGGCGCCAACTCCAGTGCCAGCGCAACACCTGACTCAGCCACATTCACGTCAACCTTGGCCTTGGCAATCGCGCTCATGCCGAAGGTCTGGTCGATCTGCTCGTGGATGTAGCCCAAGTGATCTTGGTAGGGCGCAACTGAGGAGACACCAGTGACACGGTTGAATGAAGTCTCAGGCGGCAACTCCAGCACCTTGGCCGGTCCAACCACCCAATCGGTCGTGTCACCGGTGTTGGGATCGATGGGACTTCCCGCATCAGTCGTGTACACACCCAGACCATTGAGCACGAGCGTGACATCCTCATCACTGATGTTCTGGTTGATGGACGTCATCAACCTCTCAATGCCGCGCATCTCACTGCTCCCCCAAATGCTGCCTGTCTCCGTGAAGTTGGGGAAGTGATAGATGGGTATGGTCTGGATGACAGCAGGCAACTCAAATGCCGGCTGTATGGTCCTCTCCACCTTGCCATCAGGCCAATCCTCTGGCTTCTGGAGAGTCTCTTCCATCGTGATTGGTGAGGGCCCACTGGTCTCTGACACCTTGCGATACGTCAGCGTCTGCACGAATGCCTGCCCCTGCTCATCCAAGAACTGCCAAGCCAAGCGCGCGCCGATCCTGATGTCAGGGTCTGCCTCGCTCTGTATGGGGAAGTACATGCCAGGGTCAATCTCCTTGATGGTGATGCGTGACCCAGGCGGCAAGTCAGGGTCGGCCTCAATCTGAAACAACATGTCACCCCTAATGAGCCCGTACCTCTTGGCACTACTGAACTTGCTGTAGAACCGCTCCTTGCGACGCAACACCTCCCACACCATGTACAACGCCTGTTGGTCAGCAACAGTGCCCACCAGCGGGTCAGGCGTGACAGTGAGGCCAGGCGCGAGGTAGCGATGCATCGTCTCAACGATTTGCCGTCCAGTCGGCACGTACACCGCTTGCGTGTCACCGCGCAGCACGACCCTGAATGCCGTCGGCATGGTCCAGTAGATTTGCTCATACAACATGTACGAACCAATGCGCCACTGGTCTGCCTGACTTGCCCACGGGGGCATTCCGCCGGCCAGAAGCGGGATGGAGGTGCTCCATTGGTTGAAGTCACTCATCGGCAGCCTCCATTGTCAGGCCGCGGTACGAATGCGGGCAGTAGTGACACGTCCACGAGCCTTGCCCTCCTGGTCTGGGGCACCATAGTAACCCCTGTAGAAACGGCCCAACGCCTCTGGGCCGTGGTTGTCTTTGTCCAGCGGTTCCTCTGGCTTGCGCCTTTGTTCTGTGCGGCTCTCAGGGTACCTGTACCCGTCGGACATCTCCCAAATCAAGCCACGGCAGGAGCGGTCAATGAAGAGTTTGGGCTGCTTCTCCGGGTGCTCATCAGGCAGATGCTCAGGCTTGCGGCGGAGTGCTTGGCTGATGTACTGGAGACGGTGCCGCAGCGGTCCACCCGTTGCCTTGGAGAACGGCAGATGGAGCCTCTTGTGGAGTATGGCGCTGTCACCAGGACTAGCAGGGTCAGGGTAGAACATACGTGCTTTCATTGAAAGTGCGTCGCTCCATGTGAGCAGGTCGTTTGCTATGTCCTCAATGTCGCGCTCGGCCTGACGGTACTCGGCAATGACGTACACGTTGTCGAACACATCCACCTGTATGAGTAGCCACACGAACGGGTTTGTCCAGCCGTAGTCACATGCGGCATACAGAGGCCATTGCGAGTTGTAGGTGAGGTTGCGAACATGCACCTCTTCATCAAAGGTGCCGAACACACGCCCAACGAACTCACTGAAGTCCGCACCAACCTCCTGCATGAACAGGGCGCGGGTCATCTCGATCGCCATCTCAATCACTTCATTGTCGACCTGCTCATAGACCCAAGGAGGCACTTGTGTACCTGTCTCAAGGGCCAACAACAGCGCATCAATGCCTGCCTGCGTTGCGCCCATTGGGAACACCGCTGTGTTGTACCATGACGGCACACGCCATGAAGCCCAACCAGGGCGCGAGGTATCTTGTCCCCACACCCACTTGTCATAGAAGTGGTTCTTGCCCTCTGGGGTTGAGAGCCACAGGCTCCAGCCATGCTTGTCAGCGAGTGCCGGTCTGATGTACTTGCTCCACACCCGTGCCTTCAACTTGGCAGCCTCTGTCATCACCACACCCGCCAACCCTTCACCAACGAGGCTGTCAGGGTACTTGGCTGACTTCGCCACGACCTTGAACCTGCCATTCCAAAGGCTCACGATCATGTCGCCACCATCAGCGTTGTTGTATGAGCCTGGCTTGTCCAGTGGCACTTCAAGCCTGGAGAGGTCATTCCAGTGAATGCGAAACTCCTTCTCGGCATCACTGTACTCTGGCCCAACAATCCAGTACTCATCGCGCTGTTGTTGCGCCTCCAGGACGTGCCGCTTGGCGAATGCCTCCAGTGCTTTAGTCGTCAGTTCATGCCCGCCCACAGTGGACTTGCCAAACCTCCGCCCGGCAGCAGCGACACGGTGGCGAGCGTGACTGCGATGTATGTCCACCTGCCCGTTGTGAGGCGCATAGCCAAGTGCCGGCCAAACGGCTTCACGAGGGAGGTTGATCATTCGCACGAGTAGCAGCACCCCTGCCAAACAAGCGGTCCAAGACCTGGTCGATAGGTAGTATGCCTATCAATATCAGGCCCACAGCGATCTCAATGACACGGTCCAACGCACCGCGCCCGAACACGGCATCAAGTATGAGCACCACACCAAGCAAGAACAGTATGGCGTTCTTGACCGCCTTGGTACTCATCGCTTGTTGCGAGTGCCCTTGGGCTGCCCATAGTGACGACCGGTGCCACCCTTGGTTGCGATGGTCGTTGAGCGCTTGGCCAAGGCAGGGTACTTGCGCCTCACAGCAGCATGGACCATCCGCTTCTCAGCAGGGCTGCCGTGCTGGCTCACCCTAGCAATGGCGTTGCGTGCGTGTGCCATGTCGTGTATGGGGTACTTGGCCTTGCCCTTGCCGCCTACAGGGCTGTTCTTGGGGACCGCGAATGACCCGCCCTTGAGCCTGTTGCGGCGCTTACTGGTCAAGCGTGTCATCATCCTCCTCCCAGAGTATGCCGCCATCATCTTGCTCCATCTCAATCACGTGAGCCTCGCTGCCTCCAGCAAATTGAAGCACCAGGCCCATCATGAGCCGCTCAAATGGAGTGTCGCCGATGATGCGCATATTGAGTGGAGCCTTGCCGTACACCCGATCAAGGATCAACTCTGCAGCACGAACCCGTGCGGCCGCTGGGGACTCACCATCCTCCATGACGGCAATGAGCGTCTGTATGGCACGTGGAGTTGACTCTTGGAACAGCCGCTGCCCTTGCTCCAATATGGCACGCACGCGCTGCTGGTGCTCATCATTTGGGTGCTTGACGACACCACCGCCAAAGGTGCCATGCGCATCGCGCCGCCTGCCGCGCAGTATCTCCTCATCGTCCATGCGTGGGCGCCAACGCTCGCGCTCCTCACTGGACGTGCTCATGTTCAGCCTCTGGGCGGTGCGTGCCTGCGACCTTCAATGAAGCCGATGAGCATGATGAGGGCGATGACTGCGATGCCAATCGCCACAAACCACATCTGGACGGTGAACACTGCAACGCCTGTGGTGGTCATGTAGGAGTCCATTCCGCCGGGACAGCCGCAGCACTCGCTGCCTTTGGGTCGGTCTCATACAGTGCGCCCAACTGGTAGTCAAGCCGCAGTCGCTCCCAGGCCTTCAAGTGGATGTGGCCGAGCCTGCCCGCAGGAGTGATGGGAGGCTGGATGCCGTTGCGCATCGTCTTGCCGCCATACTCACTGGGCCCCATTGGATCTGCCACGGCGCGGAGCCTACCCCACCGAGCCCGTCGCCGTCGAGCACCACACGTACAAATCACCACGTGCCCAGATGCCGTACATGAACTGAGGATGAGAACGCAGCCGGTCAATCTCACTCAACTCTTCACTACCATTGGGATGTGAGTGGATCACTGCCACGATGCGATCAAGGTACCTCTCCACCAGCGCAGGCTCGATCATGTAGTCATCATCGCCCACCGCAACATTGACACTGCGCACGTATTGGAGACCATCAATCTCGCTGCGCACAACGAGTCCGCACGCCTCACGATCAATGACCCTGCGCATGTGAGCACGAATGCCGTCCATGACCCACACTGGCCACTTGGGCTCAGTCAACTGCCACATGTGACACCTCCAGGTCACGCCAACGCAGTTTGTTCCGCCGGAGAAAGACAATGAGGTGGCGCAGTGCGTCCATTGCGTGAGGATGTCCAGGCCACCACCAGCCCCAAGCCTTCAACCTCTCATCGCTCGCCACAGTCATGTCACTTGGCACTTGCCACGACACCTCAATCAACAGGCCACTGGCATCAATGAGTGCCTCCAACATCGCGCCCACACGCATGGCCGACAGTGATTGCCACGTGTAGCCCTTGGTCGGCTGCGGAACAAACCTCTCCACCACAACCTCCTCCAGCCCAGCAATCAACTCCAGCACCGCCCAAGCATTGAGCAGGTCAGTGCCCTTGCTGAACTCCAGCAACTTCACCGATCCATCGTCATACAGTGCCATGCCGCAAGTGCCCCCAGGATCAAGCGTGGCAATGTTCATGAGCCATACCTCTGCCACCATTCGCTGCTTGTATCTATGGGACGCAATTCAAGAGCAATAGCGCGCAAGATTGCTGCCCCACTGGGGGCTTGACTCATAGCATTGGTGTACCGCCGTACATATGCCTCCACGGTGTCACGATCTGCGGGCCCAAGCGCGCCACCAAGAGGCACTCCCTGTTCATCAACAACCAATGCGCACCACTGCACGTTTGACCTCCAATTGTCTCGCGCGACCTTTGTCATTTGCATTTGTACTGCCCCCCAATTCCACAACCCATACGGCCCTATGCATTGCCCCCCACCCGTAGGGGGCGGGCGAGGGCAGTGCCCCGGTCAAGCCGGGCAGTAGCGGGCAGTGGGGGCAGTACATCACAGAATCCTGCCTTGCTTCACGCACTCCAACCCCAAATCAGTCAGTTCACAAAGCAATGCTTTGGACCCAGGACGCTGCGTGCGCAGCACATATCCCTCAGCATCCAGCATTGCCATAAGACCACTGTCGTGCTTTGTATTATAGTATTCACCACTGGGTTGACCAGGCACCTTCCAAATCTTCACCAGGGCTGCAAGCATCTTTGAGTCCTTCAAAGCAGCCTGACGATCCTTGCCAAGTGTACCAAGTCGCAATGAGTGATCTGCACGATTGAACTCAAGCACTGTCTCTGGGTGATCGATGTCAGCACGACCTGTTGACTTGAAGAACCTCTCACGAGTGGGATTGCCATCCTCATCTGGGCCATAGAAGATCAGCCATTCAACATCAATGCCGCCACGCAGCCTACTTGCACCACGTGCTCGCGCCTGCTCATGACCCATATGATGTACAAACAAGGTCTCACTTACACCGGCTTGAGCAGTGATTTCATCCCAGATTGAGAAGAATGTTGTCACCTCATCATTGGAGTTCTCACTGAATCCGCACGAATTCAAGGCAACGCCAAGCACATCCAGGATAATGACCTCACACTCCCAACGCTTGAACTCTTCAATCCACCACAACCGCAACTCAGGGTCAATCAGATTGAAGGTGCTAGACATGCCCCGCAATGCCCACCCATGCACTCTGTCACTGCTCTCGGCGGATATGCCAATGCCGCCTAACAATCCGCCCAATTGCATAGTATCCATCTCATTGTCTATGAGACCTACACGTCCAACCAATGGATCGTCGATGTCATACATACCCAAGAACAACTCACCATTGACTAATGCTCGGAGCAGGTTTGCAACCATTGTGGTCTTGCCTGCCTTCTGTTGAGCAGTCAGCAACACCTTGCCATTGGTTGGCCACAGACTGTGAATGCGAAACGGCTCATGACCATTCGGCATTAGCAACAACTCATCGAGCGACCAACCAACAGGATACTTGATCTCACCACGCTGCTCAGCCTTGAGTTCACGCAAGATTTGTTGACGTTCGCGTTCTCGTTGCTTGCGTTCTTCATATGACATCGGACTATGGCCCATACCACGCATGGCTACCGGCTCGCGCCTGCCTTGCTGATGAGCAGAGTTCCATGCATGAGCAACCTCGCTCCATTTGAACTCACCGCCCATGTCCTTCACAGCACGCCAGTAGAAGATCAAGCCAGGCTTTGCATCTGCCTTGCTCCAGCCGTCATCACGTAACTGACATGAAAGATTGAAGGCAGTGGGCTGCCTGGCCTCAGCATTATGGACCTCAGCAATGTACTTGTGTACCCAATACATCACATCATGGGTCTGCAAGCCAGCATTCTCCGCCGCAGGTTCAGAAGGCTCCAGTGTCACAAAGTCATTGAGGCCATAGCCAGCCATGAAGTGATCTGCAGCATCCTTGCCCTCAGCAGCGCGCACGCACCGCAACACTCGGTCACCCAGCAACCCCATGAGTCTCTGCGCCTGCTTGTTACCAGCACCGCCATCTTGATCTGCTACAATAATGACCTTGGCATCAAGTAGGTAGTGCGTCAACCCTTTCCATGCGCCCATCCCATCTGGGCAGCACGTCGCAACAGCACCCAACTCAGCCATTGCGTCGCAATCCTTCTCACCATCGCAGATCCATACCACTTGATGGGCAAGTGCAGCACGCACGACAGCGGGCAAATGGTAGATGTACTTGACAGGACCAGCACCAAACACCCAGCGACTACCTACCTTGTGTACCTGCCTGAACTCTTTCTTGTCCAGGTATCGGCGTGTCGCATGCTTCTCATTTTCTTGCTCATCGTGGTACACATAGTCTTTGAAAGGTCGCGCTCGCCCGTCGTCGTTCGGTGCGCTACGCTTAGGCACAGCGCCTCCAAACGCTTACGGAGTCAGGGGTCTCACCGCCCCTGGCTCCACCATTGTTGTCCATACCAACGCTCCCTGTGCCCGCTCCGACGGCAATGCTCATACTACAACATGAACATTAGGGGGAATAGCAGAGCCTACGTCACGCGTATTTCGGCCGCACGAGTGACCCACCTCACAGAATGGGGCCCACGAGCGCCCACGATTCCCGCACACGCTACGTGCGGAATACGTAGAGCACGCTGTAGTTCGACCGCGAGTGGACCTGCCCACGTCCAGGCGGTTGTGGCGAGCCATTGTTGATATATATGAACTTGTCAACGACGGTCATATCCAGATAGAGCGCCATATGCATAGTCCAATAGGTGCCCATCCACATACGCCCGCTTGAGACATAGTCCATACATTTCATGAGGACCAGCCCACCGACCACCGCCACCCTGCGGCACTCATGCAGCCCCTCATTCATCAACTTCTGCAATGCAGCAGGAGACTTGGGCGTCTCAAAGTTGCCATAGCGGTTGTGCTTGTCCTTGGTCGTACTGGTTTCCCTGCCTCCAATTGACACGTATGGCGGGTCATACACCACGCAGTCAAACTGCTCATCCTCATAAGGCAGGTCAGTGAAGTTGCCCGCAAACCGCACCAAGGCAGGCGGGTTCCAATCACGCCACCAGCCACCGCGCCCGTAGGTAGCATCAAGCACGGACATGTCATTGCTGAGGTACCCCAACTTGGCAACGTCTGCAATCAATGCGGCGTTGTCTCGCCACTTGTGGCAACTCTGTACCTCACTTCCGGCGGACATCGTACCCAAGCCATTCGCAATCCGCCCGCGCACCCAGAAGGTCATTGGCAATGCGCAGGTTATAACTCGTCCATTTGCTCACACCCACATTGCGCCTCCGATGTTTGTGACCAAGCGGTCGGCCAAACCACTTCTCCAACTCACCACAGTCCATGCGTACCACATCAACACACTCAAGCAGATCGGCATTCTCCTTCAATGACAGCAGCCATAGGTCCGGTGACCGCAGAGTGTTGAGTATGCCGATCTTCCATGCCACACTCGCACGCTCACGTTTGGCGTCTGACAGGAACAGCAATGCCTCAGTGAAGTCCATCTGGCTCACATAGCGCGCCCCCCATTGGGAGTAGTTCTGCGGGTCATGGAGATAGTGATAGATGGACTCCAGACGGCCATACGGGTTGCGCACCTGTATGTAGCGGTCAAACAGTTCATACTCATGCGGCACAATCATTCGGTGCAGCCCTGGCCGCACGCACACGTATTGCAGACTCCGTGCGACAGCCTCCGATGTGTATGTGCCGCACCTGGCCGGCGTTGCGAGTATGCGCTCCCCATGCACGTCCACAATCACCGTCTTGCCTCCCTTGCTGAGTCTCGCAATTCAAGCAGTAGTGCCGTGACATCCTCCGCGCTCAAGTACAAGTCCAGAGTGCGCCTTGCCCATGATGGGGGAGTGATGTACTCGCACTCCACCCATAGGGCATGATCAGTCCCAGTCGTTGTCTTGAGAGGGTAGTCAAGCACCCTCTTCAATCTGATTGTTGCCATCTCACCTCACCTCCAACCTATGATCCAGAGTGCCGCTCGCAAACCAGCAGCAATCAGCACTATTGCCAACAAGGCAGCCACCGCAATGACGACGATCCCAGTGGCGATGTCAATCCAACGATCACCCACCGGCATCTGCCAGCCTGACCAATACATCACCGTGGCACTCCAACGGCGCGCAGAAGCAGCCAAGCCTCTTGCCTCGCAATGAGGGCAGATCAGCAAGCAACTCCGGCTGCTCCATGATCCACTCCTCAAACTTCGCAATGACCTCAGCACGAGTGCCATCTGGGCCCATGATGAATGGGTTGCCCCATTTGCTGCGTCTGCCGATGTACACATCGCAATCACCCTTGCGAATGTTCACGACGCAAGTCTTCCAACCAGTGCTCACAGACCTTTCCCTCCATGCCGCCAGGCTCGCGTCTCGTTGTAGTCCATCTTCTTGCGGTACTCCTCAAAGAGATCAATGCCGGCATACTCGCAGGTGTCCAAGAGCCTGATGAGCAAGTCGGCCAACTCACTGGCGACACCCTCCGGCTTTGCTACAGAGCCGGCACGCACCCAAGCAATGGAATTGGGGTCACCAGGAGGCAACACGGCATAGCCATCACCAGTCTCAAACTTGAGCATCGGGTCCATACGCCATTCCCGATATGCCTCCAATGCTTCACTCAACTCTGAGTGCATGAGCGCGATCTCATCGCCGAATGTCCGCCCAAGAGGGTCAGGGTATCCGCCCCCACCAGACACCCTCCAGCCCTTGCGTTCGCACCAGGCCCGCACATCCTTCCCCATCTGCTGGAACAATGCACTACCTGTTGACAGTACCTTCACCATCACTCAACCTCCGTGTATGGGGCAGTAATCGCCCACTCGCAGGATTGGACAGGTGCAACCCTTCTCTGCTTCAGCCCTCTCATGATGCACAACGCGTTCCAAGCCTTTGTGCTCGGACCAAGGCTTGTCACATGACTTCCACGGACATTTGTCCATCACTCAACCTCCCAGTCATCGAACCATTCGGCCACTACCTCGTCATCGATTGCGACGACAACGAGTCCAACACGATCCACACGCACATCAACATCGCAACGACCCGCGACCCTGAACACAATGCGCCACCCCAACAGGGCAGCCGAGTGCAACGTCCCGCGCAGGGCATCATGCTCCATCACCCGGTACACCTCCAACCAGCCAGGGAAGTCATACGGCAACTCACCCATGCCAGCAGGGACACCGACGTGATTGATGTCCACTGTGCGATCCTCATTCACACGAGCGGACCAACGCTCACCGAGCCGACTCATATCAACGGTATGTTCCTTTGGCATCACACCACCAACTTCTCAATGACATCGCCCAACTCACGGCACAATGCGATCTGCCTCTGATCCTCATGCCTTTGGACATCGCACATCTCCGCACAGCCGTGCCAGATCAGCCGCACGGTGCCCGTCCCATTGCCCCAGATGTTCGATCTGAATTTGACGATGTCACCTCGCTTGAGGTCAGGGTAGTCCTTGAATGACTTTGGGTCACAGACCATATCACCTCACAAACAAGTTGCGCCAGAGTGGATGACCATGCATGCGGCAGAGCGTCTTGCCTCGCTCAACCTTCCTGGGACACCGGCGGAATGTCCACTGGTCATATCGGTACCTTTGCTGTCTGTACTGGCAGCGTCGCCCCAGCAATTGCCACAACCATCTCAACCTTGAATTGACCTCCACGCAGGATCTTCACGAATACGGTACAACGGCTCGATGTGAGTGATTTGCGGAACATGCGCATGGCCTATGGTAGCATTTGGTGCGCAGACATCGGAGTGCTCTGCTGCGAATGTGACAATGAAGCCGCCGATGGGCAGACCATCAAGGCGCGGCACGCTCACATCACCATGCCTGTACAGCAAGAGTACCGTCCAGTCACTGCGCTCAATGATCTCCTTGGGCGTTCCACTGAGCCAGTTCACTTGTCACCTCGCGTCTTGATCCGATGTACTTGCGGCTGGAACACGCGGTTCTCATAGTGTGCCCAAGGGAAGTCACAACCTTCCTCGACATCCTCCCAGCCCTGGAAGGTGCACTTGTGACCTCCATACTGTTCAGGTCCAGCGGTTGTTTCGCAACTGATCTTGATGTACGGCTTCAACCAGGGGTGCGCCTCACCCAAGAGCCGCCCCATCTCCCTGACCACATGGCAAATCTCCCACTGGAACATCGAACAGGCGCGGTACGCATACACAGCAAGAAACTCACGTACAGGGTACTCGCACATGATGTAGGTTTCAGTGCCGATGGGCAAGGCATAGCGGGCATCCTGGTATGAGACATCCTCCTCACAGGCAATGCGATAGGCATCGTGCGTGGCCTTGATTGCGACCTCAAATGCCTCACGAGCGCGAGCATTCTTGAAGATGCTCGCAGGCATACGGACATCAGGGTGTATGCCCATAAACGAGGCTCGCATTGACTGCTGGTGGAAGGCAGCCTTGCGCGTCCTCACCAACTGATGCGTGGTCGCACGAGCCACTCCAAAGACTTCAAAGATGACCATCTGCGACTCCAACGCGGTCTGGAGTCCACCCTTGAGCATTTCTTCCCAATCACTGGTGTCCACCTTGCCGGCCTCAGGCAAACCAATCGTTGCCCTCTGCGCTCGACTCAGGGTTGACTTGAACGCGGCCTCATCAATACCTTGTACAAGTCTGACCTCAATGTTGTCGAGTCCCACATCAACCATACCGGTGTCATATGGTGAGTAGTGCTTTCCATCATTGAGGGAATGCTTGTTGAAAGCCTTGTCCCGCAACAAGTAGTTGCTATCCTCACTCCCCACCGGGCGCGAGTAGTGGTAGTCATCCATGTTGCTGTCCTTCAATGTTGCCATGTTCATACCTCCCAAGGTACGCGGATGAAGGGACGACCACAGTCGTCAATCGGGCACCCCTGGATGTGCCACACGATGTGAATCATCCAAATGATGCGAACGTACACTTCCATTCTTGCTTCCATTCCTTCCTTCCTTTCTGGGGCGAGCCTACCGCGCCGACGCCCCGTGCGGTGCGGTTGCAGTGGGCTCTCACGCTTTGCACGCCTGCACCCCGCACCGTCGCCGCGCTAGTCGGGAATCTTGCGGTTTGTGTCCCATGATATCGATGCTTGTTCACTGAAGTAGTCTGCGATTGCCCGCAATGACTTCCACTGCTCTCCATCAGACGCGATCAACTCCAGTGCAATCGCAATGGAGTTTGCGTATGAGTCGAGAGCAGGCGGCGCAAAGACATCCTGGAGTCGTATGACAACGGCATCCATCACTTCCTGGTCAACCTTGAATGTAACGTACCCATCAGTCACACTGATGGCATCGTGGAACTTGAACACTCGATACTTCATTCATCCTCCTCAGGGTCAATGACCCACATGTTGCGAACGTACAAAGCACGCCTGGCCTGATAACCCTTCTTCACTCCTTCCACAAGAACGAGGTCACGATCCAACTCAATGGACCAAACCATCTTCTTGAAGGCAGGGTACTTGTACCGGTCAACCGTGACACTCATCTGCTCTGTCTCATCCTCGCCAAACATGATCACCCACTCAGCCAACTCTGGGTGCTTCACTGTCGACATGTCCAGAGCCTCACCAGTCTTGGCGAAGTTGATCTCGAACAAGTCACGAACGTTGCGGCTGTGAATGGTACCAATCCAGATGCAGTAGGTGTCCTGCCCACGGTCCATTGGTACATCTACCGTCTTGTGAGTGGGGATGGGTAGCCTGCCGAGACGCCCACGCCGCAGCAACCTCGTAACATTCGCAATGTTCTTCTCCAACGTGAAGATGTCAAATGGATCCTCACGCTCGCAGAATGACTCCATTGCGGCCACTGTCTTCCGCCCAACACGAGGTACATAGACCATGTCATCCCAGCCATCAAAGCCGCCCATCTCATCGCGAGTCCTCACAATGCTCGCTGAGACCTTCTTGCCGACACGAGGTATCTGCTCAAAGCCAGCGAGGATGTCACGCCGTCCAGCAGGACGCCAGGTGGCATCACTCTCGTTGTAGTGAGGAGCACGGATCGTGATCCCGTGATTGACAGCATCACGCAGCAACTGCTTCTGCTTTGCCTTCAACTTCTGGAGCGCAGCGGTGAAGAATGCTTGCGGGTGGTTCTGCTTGAACCACATCGTCCAGAAGCCAAGCATGCCGTATGACACGCTATGGGCAGCATTGAAGGCATACGCACCAGCGGTGATACATGCACCCCATATCTTGTCGATGGTTGCCTCATCCATCCCCTGCTGACTCGCCCCAAGCACGAACGCATCCTTCTGCCGATTGAACTCTTGCTCACCGATCTTGCGGCTGATGATCCGGCGGATGTACGAGGCATGCGTCCAGTCAAAGCCGCCGATCTCACGGACAATCCTCAGGATTTGCTCTTGGTAGATGATCTGCCCGTAGGTATTCGCCACAATGGGATCAAGCAGAGGGTGCTTCAATGAAGGCTGACGCTGGCCGCGCCGTACCTCTACATACTCAGCCGTAGCATTGCTGTGGAGAGGTCCAGGCCGGGCCAGTGCATTCACGTCGCACACTTCATTGAAGTTCGTGGGCTTGAGTTGTCCGTTGACGAGTCTCATCGCCCACCCATCGAACTGGAAGATGCCAACGCAATCGTTGTTGTAGAAGCCCTTGAGCGTCACTTCATCGTCCAAAGGGATCGTGTAGACATCATCCAGACTCATGTTGAGCATCTCAGTCATGAGTCGAATCATGCCCATGTTGGCAAGGCCAAGCAGGTCCACCTTGAGCAGATTGTGTTCCTCTGCGTCATACTTGTCCCATGAGATGACCTCCATCGGCAGACCTTCCTCATCAAGCCTGATCCTGCCCTTGGGGTCTGTCCTCACATACACCGCGCAGACATCACGAATCGGCTCAGTCGCAACCACCAGACCAGCCGCATGAATGCCCATGCCCTTGACGTTGCCCTCCAGCGCCGTCGCACGCCACAACTCTGGATACTGCTCAAACACCTCACTCGCTTGCTCATACTGCTCCACGGTGTCCTCAATGGTTGCGCTCGCACGCAAGTCACCGCTGGACCGCTCGATGAGCATTTCCTTGACCTTCTCCACCTCCCAGCGCGGTATGCCGTAGACATACGCAATGTCATCCAGAGCGTTGCGTGCCTTGTAGGTTGTGAAGGTGCCGATCTTGCCGACATACTCTCGCCCATACTTCTGTGCGGCATATTCAAACACCTCATGCCGGCGTTCATCGTCGAAGTCCAGGTCAATGTCAGGCAAGTCATCACGGGTGTAGTCAATGAACCGCTCAAAGATGAGGTTGGGGAACAACATCGGGTCAACCTCAGTGATGCGCAAGAGGTAGCAAACGAGCGAGGCCGCCGCGCTGCCGCGCGCCGGTCCAACAGGAATGTTCCTGTCCTTGGCAAACTTGACGAGGTCAGACACAACCAAGAAGTAGTCAACAAATCCCTTGGACTCGATGATGTTCAGTTCCTTCTTGACCTGCGCGACATAGCGCGCCTTGTCCTTCTTGTCACCAATCCGCCGGAAGTCCCAACCCTCCCGCAGCCACTGCTTCCACAACACCTCACGATCCATGCCGGCCGGCAGAGGGTACTCAATGGGCGCCATCGCAGGTACATCAACCTCAAGCGCCGCAGCAATCAGCGCCGTGTTCGCTCGTGCCTCAAGCGCGGCCCTGTGTGACAAGCCAGTACCTCGCAGTCGCTCATAGACGATTTGATCGTCGAGCGGCGGCGCCAGTTTGACATCATATGACCAACTCTGCGCCAACTGTTCGAGGCTCTTGTGACGCCCAACCGAGTGAAGCACTTGCTGAATTTCGGACTCGTCAGGCATCGTGTAGTGACAGTCGCCACTGGCCACGAGCGGTATATGGCAACGACGACTGATGCGTTCCAGAGCCTGATTGATGGATCGAACACTCTCCAACTCAGGGAACATCTGTACTTCCAGAAAGTAGTTGTCACCAAATACTCTCTTGAACCGTCGAGCCACTTCCGTGCCACGGGCCTCACTTGCATCCTCAGGCGCGATGTTCTTTCCACCCACAAGTGAAGTCGCAAGCAACGAGCCGGTGCAACCTGAGAGGATGACAAGACCTTCCTTGTATTTGTTGAGGACTGGTCCACTGACTGTTGGCTCATAGTAGAAGTCACTCCATCCTTGTGACACAACTCGCAGCAAGTTGCGGTACCCAACAGGACTCTGCGCCAGCACAGTCAAGTGGTTCTTGCGCTGCGTGCGCTCGTTAATGTCTACCTGACCGCAGTACAGTTCGCAGCCAAACAGAGGCTTGACACCGAACGTCTTTGCGGCTTTGCTCAACTTCGCATGACTCGACACATTGCCATGTTCGGTCAACGCAAGCGCGCTCATCCCCAGTTCTGCTGCCCGGCGGATATGAGCACTCGGCAGGCCAAAGCCGTCAAGGTATGAGTATGTCGAGTGGTGATGAAGGCTGACATACTCCATGCCGAGGTCAGGACGGATGAGGTCTGCCGCAGTTGCCTCATATGTCTTCCCGCCCCATGAGGCTTCCAACCCGCCACGTTGTATCTCAGGCATCAAGCACTCCCCATCTGGTGATCCTGTAGAATGGAATGTCCTTCATTGCCGCTTTGTCAGCCATCTTCTGCTCACCCTTGCCGAAGATGATCAACATGTGCGGACGATACGGGGCCGAGCGTACTACCTCACAACGATGGCGAGCATCTGCAACAGCCCGCACCGCTTCGACGCGCGTCACCACCACCAATCGCTCTGCACCAAACGTCAGCATTGACTCCAATCCGCCGAGCAAGACATCAATCATGTAGGTGTCCTGCGTGTCACCAGCGATCACCACAATGGTGTCAGTCACGACCTGCCCAACCATGAGGAAACAACTTGCCTTCCGTCAGATCAGGCATCGGCTGCAAGTCCAACTGTGCGTCGCGGTGGCCCTCTTGCTCCAGGCAGAACAGCATCAGCAGGCAATGACCGATCAGGTCCTGCACAATCTCATACGGCTGCTCGCCGATCAGTTGGCGATCCTGCCATATGGCGTTGTACAACTTCCAGAACTTCTTGTTGATCTCTGCGAACTGACCTTTGCTCCCCAACAGCAAGAAGTGAGGCGCGCCCGAATGGTCCTGGGCCTTGACTCTGAACTTCTCAACCGCGTCTGGCGCGATGAAGTTCATGATTCGTTGGTATGCCTCTGTGGTGTCGTCCATCGTTGCTCCCATTCGTGTTTCGCTTCCAACATCAACTTCTCAAAGCCATCGAGAGTTGTTGCTGGATATCGTTGCGCATTCTTGTCTCGGTTGTGCTTGTTCATCCTCATCAGTACCGGCAGCCCCAGCACACGGGCCGCATCGAACTGGTCAGGTAGGTCCTCAAGCACGCCGATGATTCGGTCCAATTCAACGTTCTTGAGCAGCATGCCATACTTGTCTTCGGTGCCGTACATCAGGTAGTCATATGTGATCTCGTTGCGCTCCAACCACCACCTTGTGTCTGGGTCGATGTTGTCCATACGCAACCATGGGCGGGTCGTCACGAGCCACAACTCGATGTCATGGCGCACTATGGCAGAGGTCATTGCCTGGGCACCGTTGTACACCGGCATCCAACGCTTCAAACCTCCCTGGCGGTACGCAAGTTTGGCTTCGCGGTATTGCGACTTGGTGATGCCGATCCAGTCTTCAAACTCACCGCTGCCGTCCCACTGGTCATTGCGTGATGTCAGACCCCAATACCGTCGGCAGAAGCGGTAGAAGTGCGCATGGTAGTTGCCGATGGTGCCATCGATGTCCACGACTGCGACCGGCTTGATGAGCGCGCTACACGATGAACACTTCACTTCAGCAACTCCCTGGCCTTCAGGTACGCATGGTGCGTCAGCACGCCCTTGCGCCACTCACCACGCCGTCCCACGAGCACGACATTGGTGTCATCCCAGCAGTTGCAACTCGTGCTGATCGGCTTGCGATCAGTGATCAACTCTGGGTATGGAGGCTTGGTCCTACCACTCCATTCCGTGCCATGAACACCAAACAAGTTCGATGTCCGATACCAGGACCGCAGCCAGGTGCCATCCCAAATGATGGTGTTGTCTGGCACGTAGTCATGAACATCAGGGTCGGTACTGATGTAGATGTCCTGTGTGTGGAACTGATGTAGCCATGGCGAGCGGCAAATGAACTTGAGCGGCACCGTCGAGAAGACATGGTGGAAGTCACTCTTGATGTCATCCAACCAGTCAGGGCCGGCACGCACCTCATTCAGGTGCGTCGCACTGAACGTCAACCACAGCCGCTCATAGGCATCCCGCAGACTCCACGCATCCTGGTCCTCACGCTTGACACCAAACGACACGAATGGCACTCGTGTTTGACCGTAAACCTTGTGCCTGTACGTGTCTGCATCGCCGCGGTAGATGTACTGGATGGTGGCCTCTGGCTCTTGCTGGGTGATGCCGGGGATGGCCATATGGAGGTATTGCGCACCACCCAACACGCTCATCTTGTCGTGTTCGCTGAAGATGGTGACTGCTGCTCTTGACTCCAATGCTGCCCATGCCGTGAGCAGACCTGCCGGTCCACAGCCAATGATTGCGACTTGTAGCATCAGGCATACCTCGGGAAGTCGTCTGAATTGCGCTTGTAGTCATCCAACTCCCACTGCGTTTGACGAGCAGCGGCAGAGAATGCGATCGGCTCCACTTGCGCCTCACGCTGAGCAAACTTGGCAATGTGCTCTTGCAGCGCGGCGTTGTCATCGAAATACCAATAGACGTTGCGACCAGTGTGGCCCAAGTCCTGGTGATAGATGCGCTGTACCGCAAGATACGCGACCAACACATGGTCACTGGTTCGGTACCTTGGCTTTCTCTTGCCAAACTTTCCTGTTGTTTCCGTCATGGTTTCTCCCATTGGTGCCAGGCCGGACAGCAGTACGGAGAACCGCTGCCCGACCTGGCGATCACACGAGGCTAGAAGGGCTCCTCATCTTCATCAGGAGCCTGCTGCGCCTCAAGGATGGCGTCGATGACCTCGCTGCGCTTCATGCCGGCAGGAGTGATGTCGAAGTCTCGCGCTGTCTGCGCAAGTTCGGTGCGGTCCATGGCGGTCAGTTGGTCACGGGTGAGGTACTCTGCCTCATCCTCATCCTCCATGACCTCTTCTTCATCCTCCATGACTTCATCGTCTTCAAGCACTTCCTCCTCAACGGCTTCAGACTCTGCCTCGACGATGGCATCCACGAGGGTGGACTTGGTGAGGCCGCCCAACTTGATGCCGTACTCCTTGCCAATGGCCTTCAACTCTGCCACTGACATCTGAGCCAACTCGCCCATGCGAGCCTCAGCATCGAATGCCTCTTCCTCATCCTCCAGCACCTCATCCTCTTCCATGACGTCCTCATCCTCTTCCATGAGTTCGTCATCAGAGGTGGCTACTTCATCCTCGCCATCATCAGGGAACACCGAGCCATACTCGGCGCGATAGTCCCCATTCTGGTTGCTGCCACCGCGGACACGCAACTTGACGGTCTTGCCCTTGAGCACCTTGTCGGTGTCCAACTCACCCTTGCGGTTCTTCTTGCCGTCGGTGAAGCCCACTGCCTGCAGCAGTTGATCGAACTTCTGGTTGCTGAAGTCGTTCTCAGATGCCGACCCAGGCAGCGGGATGTACAGCCACAACTGCGCACCCTTGTGCTTCTCATCGAGACACGAGAAGATGACCTCCAGGCGTGGCCGGCTCTTGTCCTCGTTGCCACCTTCCTTGGCGAATCCAGCGTTGGTCTCGCTGATCAGGAAGCGATAGATGCCCGGCTTGGGCGGCTCCATCGTCCCAACAGCGCGTGCTGACTCTGGGTCAGACTTGGTGATGTCGTACTTGACCTTGACCACTTATGCCTTTGCCTTTCTTGTTGTTGTTGACCGAACTACCTTCAGGTTTGGTCTCGTTGCTTCCTTCACCTTCCTTTCAATCATGGGGATCGAAGGATTGATCAACCCAGCACCGAGCGCGCCGAACCTATCGCGCGCATAGAAGTCCTCAGTGAGGCGGGTGTACAAGCGGTGCTTCTGATCATTGCCGACCTTCATGTAGCCGATAATGTTCATGTAGCCACACACCGTATTCGGCATGTTCTTGCCCTGGATCCATGGCCACATACGGGTGATCTCTGTGACAGGGTCCGCCCAACGAAACGGATGGGCAGTGATCCCGAAGTTGAAATCTAGTGCGCTCATGTGTCTCACCCACTGCTTGATGCGCACCATGTTCTGTTGGTACTCACCCTGATCAGCCGCCCATACCTTCCTGTGCCGCTTGTTCTGGTTGACAATCAAGTCAACCATGATGCCCTCAAGCAACTTCTCCTGACCGATGGATACACCGTCGAGCCACACCCATTTGTACCCATGGTTGGGATCATGCCGGAGGTACTCGTACACCTCATCCAGTGTTGGCCAATCCTCTGCCTCCCATATCTCAGCCTTGGAGTTGACGGCACTCTCCGCGCCACCGTCCATATCGATGATCAGCGTGCGCTCACCAGTGGCAAGGAACGGTGTCTTGCCGCTGCCTGGATCACCATACAGCAAGAAGTTGATGCCACGGTTGGCCGATCTTGATGCTGGGCGGATGATGCTAGGCTTGCTCATGTTGCATGCTCCCTTGGATGACCAGCAGGCAGCACACAATCCACCTTCTCGCAATGCCGCCATGTACCGCGGAAGTTGCGCCTGTCACCCTCAGTCCAATGGATGACAGTCTCTGACCCTGGATAGGCATAGCCCCGCAATGTCGACTCATGCTGCCTGTGGTGACCAGTCAATTCACACGTCAACTCCGTGTCGTCCGTGAATGGACGTATCTTTGCTCTACAACGCATCGAGTGTCACCGTCCCGATCAGCAGACCAAGCCCATGGTTGCCTTGAAGGTGATGTTTACGTATCATCTCCGCATGATCGAAGCCAAGACGCAGAGGCATGAGGATGGTCAGTCCGCACACCTCACAAGTGGCCCCCATCATGTTGCGCGGCACCTTGCGTACAACACCGGCAGACGCATACTTGTCGCCAGGCTGCAGGACTCGTGCCGTCATCGGCCTGTTGTTGGTGTAGATGTGTTCCAATCAAGCCTCCCTCATCCGACTAGCACCCAGACGATGCCAACCGCGATCACCGACAACACTACCGTCAACCAGAAGTACCTCCATCTCTCACTCATGCTTCCTTTGCCTTTCTCCTTGTTGCTCGTTCCTTCTTGGTGGTCTGAGCGATGTACTGCTTGCGCCAATCGGCGCGTGTCATATGCTCAGCCTTGTAGTCAACAGGCCGAACGTAGGCGCGGCTCAACAGCATTCCGTTGAACCGATTCACGATGTCCTGGCGTTCCATACTGCAACGCACGCAGCGAGTCCAGATGTACTCGCCAAAGCGCGGCCTCTTGGTGCTAGGGATTTGCTCCCAAGCGTGCCCAAGTGTCCGGCACTCCACGTATTCGTACATTCCATTCCTTTCCATTCATTCCGCACTTACTCTACCGCGGCGGCAGAGAGCGCGGAGGTTTGCGATTCCTCATCATACGTCCAATCACGGTCATCGTGATCGGCGTATGGGTCCCAATGAACCATGGTGAAGTCTCGGAGTTGCTCCCAGTCACCGCCATTCTCATGCAGTTCACACATGTCCTTGAACTGACACGCCAAGCAGTGTTGGTCTGGATAGTTCCCAGATGGGTTCTTGTACACAGGCAGTTTGCCGGCACGCACGAGTCCCATCTCATACGCTTCCATCCGTATCCTCTGCATGAGGTTCTGCCTGTCCACCGTGTCACGGTACACGCGCTGTCGATGAAAGAACGGTGCTGGCTGCTTCTTGGAGACATCACCAAGTAGCAGAGGATCCACACCTGCATCACTCAGGCAACGCATGAGGTCATCAACACGATTGCTGCTGGCACGCAAGCCGAGTCTGCGTACTTCTCCTGCAAGTACATCGCGCTTGGGCTTGTTCAAATATGCACCGTCCGCACTCCGGGGTCGGGTGTCAGGCTTTGCCTTCCGCAAGAAGTTGTACATGATGAAGTCGATGTCTTGTCCCCTGCGGAGTATCGGCTGGCCGTGCCATTTGTAGCGTGGCAACACGAGTGGAGCCATTGCCCAGTATGACCCGGCCTGCTCATCCAAGCCAAGGTACGCAGTGTTGATCGACGCCGCGGTCTTGGTCTCCAGCAAGCCCACCTGTGTGTGCGGTTGACTGTGGTCACGATACAAGGCATCGAACTTGCCCACATACCGCACTGGGTACAGTTTGCCGTCTTGCCCCAGCACACGCAGCCGTCGTCCACGCTTGTCTGTCATCCAGACTTGGAACGGAAACTCAGGGCAGATGATCTCCATTGAGTCATCATCTTCCCAGTGCGCGACGTAGTTGTGCATCATCTCCAGGCCCAGTTCCAGCGCATTGACCCAGGCTTCATCTTCATCCAGGCGGATGCTGAAGTCACGCAGACCATCCTCAATCTGCTGATTGTACACCGCCTCGAATGTCAACCATGGTTTGCGACCGCGCTTCCGCCCAGGGACATACCAAGCGGCCAGGCTCTGGTGGCTGATGTCACCAAACCTCAGGGCAGGGCGCGTCGCCACAGAATGGAGCCGATCAATGTGGCCCCACCACCACTGCTGTCGACAGGTCCGCCAACTCTTGCGTTCTGTTGTTCGGATGTAGATCACATCTTCCATTGCACATTCCTCCATTCCTGCCGGAGTCTATCGCGGTGCGTGTGTTGTGGGTCCCTCCTAGAACCCACGTAGATGTGCTAGATGATGCGCACACGGCGTAACTCATCAAGACTGGCGTTGGTCGCAGCCTTGCGGCCGGTCAACTCCATGATGTACTCATCGATGGTGCCCAATGTGCGGAAGGTGTACACCGTCACCTGATGGATCCGTGAGACTCGATGGACCCTGTCCTCGGCTTGCACCTGGTCATCAGGATCCCAAGTCTCATCAAGGATGAAGACGGTGTTGGCGTTGTCGAGGGTGATGCTCACACCACCGGCTGTCGTCGTCATCACCAGCACTCTGGCGCCATTGCGGCCTTGAAAGTCAGCCTGTATGGCATCGCGCTGCTTCTGATTGACGGAGCCAGTGATCTTTGCCACCCTCACGCCTTGCTGCTGAAGCCAGTCATGAACGAGATTCACGACCGTAGCAAACTGGGAGAATATGACAACCTGCTCGTCAGACTCTCCCTCAATGACACCAAGTTCATCGAGTTTGTCCAGCACTGATTCAAGCTTGCCGCTGTCCTCAGTGGGCTTCAATTTGCCCCCATCCACGGTATGCACGCCAAACGAGAACTGCTTCAAACGCACAAACTCCGCAAGAACGCTGGATGCTGTGATGTCGATGCCATCGATGATGGCCGCCGAATCTTCAGCAAACTCCCTGTACACACGCGCCTGCTCTTCTGTCATATCGCACCAAACCTCAATGTGATCCTTGGGAGGTAGCCAAGGAGCCACTGCGGCTTTGGTGCGACGAATCAAGTAAGGCTGGAGCATGGCATAGAAGTCATCTTCAATCCGCCGGCAGCCGTCGCAGTCTGGGCGGCCAAGCGCGAAGTCATCGTGACCTTGGTGCGCTTGACAGTGCCGCAGACTGTTGCTGATGTCCCCCATCCGTGACCATTTGTTCGGTATGCGGTCACACCACAGGTCGGCAAACCGCCACTTGGACGAGAAGACATCAGGGTTCAGCCAGTGCAGAATGCCATAGAGGTTGATGATCTTGCCTCCCATGGCTGTGCCTGTGAGCGCGAACCTCTTGCCCTTCACAGGCTCAACCTTCAGCCCGCTCATGCCTTGGGCTGTCAGGGAGTCAGGGTGCCTCAGTGCATTCTTGTGAGCCTCATCAATGATGATGTTGCTCCAAGCAGTCTTGTGCAGGATTGGGAACTCAGATACCAGTTCATACACGCAGTCAGGGCAAGACTTGAACTCACGTATGTTTGCCTTTGACTTGCGCATGAAGGCGTGTATGGGGCACTTCTCCAGTATCGTGCGGTACCTGACTTGGTCTGGATTGACGACTAGCCACACCGGCAAGCCGGCATTGTGGTACTCCGCAAACTCATCAAACGCTGCGAGTTTCTGGGCCTTGGTGCCCACAGACACCACAACCTTGTGCGGTTGACAACCCTCCAACTCACGGCGCCACGTCGAGGTCAGTGCAGTCTTTGGCGCCACAACAAGTGTGGGACCAGCATCTGTACCAGCCTCGAAGATGGAGCCAATGGTCTCCAAGGTCTTGCCGAGGCCTGGCTCATTACCGTTCAACGGGTTGCGCTGAACGACGCCAAACATGACATCCGCGGCTTGGTAACTGGACTCTTGCCGCAGCGCTTGCTTGACTTGCTGGGCGGACATGAACTTGGCCTTGGGCCCAACGTGGAGTTTGACGTACAATTCCGGCAGAAGGTCAGGCAGCCGTACAAGTTCGGCACTGGATGCTGTTGACAACTCCTTGAGTTGTCGCTCCTGCGCCACCAGGCGTTGCCCCCATACCTTCAAGGCATTCCCCAACTTGAGATCGGCACCAAACACCTGACGCAACTGCCGTGCTACGTTGATGTCCAAGGGTAGTGACCAGAACGGTGTACCGTTGTGACTCTTGTCTTTCGACACAAATCTGGCACCGCTGAGTGCCTTCACAGCCGCGACTGCTTGTGGGCTGTACGGGAACCACACCTCAATACGTTTGTGGTTCTCTGACACTTCAGCAAATACTTCCATATCGCTCCTTGACCTATCTCGTCAGTGCTGGGCGGTCAACCCACAGCAGACCCACCTATTGGTGGGTTTCGACTACTCAGCCACAACCTCATAGCGCGTCTTGATGCCCAAAGCCTTAGCCATCTTGTTGGCCTGGTCACAGACGTACTTGGCTTCCACCTTGGACAGTGGTACCGGCGCGATGGTCTTGCCACCACCGTGACCGGCGGTGTGAAGAGCACCATCAGTGGTGCGCACAACGTACTTCTCCATGTTGTCCTTTCTTACCTTGTGTGGGTCTCTCGTGGGCGAAGGTGACCCGGTAGCACTCCCCTACCGGGTGCACCGTTCACGCCCAGTGCAACTGTGCTGCAGGTGTGAATCTCGGCCGGCCAAATCGACAGAGATTCCCGCTCGTTCCCCCAGCATGGTCCACAATTGCATCCAATGAGCCTGCTCACAGGTTCCCATTGCCTGCTCATCAGGTTGGGGCGGCACTCCCAACGACGCACAACTATGTGCGTTTCGCAGATGCGGCGTGACCCGCCGGCCACGAATGACCGACGGGCCACAACCGCGTTATCCGCCAAGCAGGAGCGATGGCTCAGCGGACGCTTGTGATGTCCTCGATGGCGACAGTCTTGGCAAGACCGTTGTCATCAGTGAACTTCGCCAGCATCTTGCCCCTGGCGGTCTTGCCGACCTTCAGACCACTGCCAATCTTGACCGTGGCCTCTGCGCCGTTGTCCGTGTACTTGATGGTCTTGCCGTCGATGGCATCCTTCACGTCGGCGGCGGACATGCCCTCAAAGGTGATGGGCGCTGCCTTCTTGGAAGCACGCTTGGACGCGCGCTTCTCAGCCGGAGGCTTGGCAGGACGGTGCTCCTCATACTTGCCATACCGGCCACCCTTGCCCACGAACGACATGTGGGGATCGTGGCCAGCCTCCTTGTACAGCGCCTGCACCTGAGCCTTGGTCAGCACCGGGTCAAACGATGCACCGATGCGAGCCCACCCGATCTTGTCATCGTCGCGCATCTTGACGATGGTGTCAGGGGTGGGCTTCCTGTTGACCTTGGGCTGCGTGGCACGGATGTACATCACCTGCGCGGTGACCTGGTTGAGATTCAACTGCTCAGCAATGGCCTTCAGGCTGAGACCTTCCTCATCGCGCAGGCGCACGACTTCGGCCTGATTCTCGTCATACTGCTCCTTGCGGGCAGTACGCTTGGCCTCGGCCTCAGCCTTCTTGGTGGCCTTCATGGCTGCCTTCTCGGCAGCCTCTTCAGCACCATTGTCCTCAGCCGGAGCAGCCTTCTTGGTGGCCTTGGCAGCCTTCTTGGCCGGTGCCTTCTTGGGCACCGGGTCGATGACTCCACGCTTCCTCACTGGCATTCCAATCATTCCCTTTCCGTTTGGGGTTCATTTACGGAATCGTGACCCTACTACACCATGACTATGCTCGTCAGACCGGAGGCAGTCGGGCTCCGGTGACCGCACATTTCTGTGCGGTTTCGCATTCTACTCCATGTACTTAACCAACCTATCGCAGAGGTATGCAATCTCCCCATGGTTGATCTTCAAGTGGGGATATGCCCAATAGAGCGTGAGCGTCATGAGGGTGACTAGGCTCAATGACCTCTCGTCAAGTTTGCCCTCTTGGTACTCATACTCTGGCTCAGTCACCTCCAGATTGGAGTCCGAGTCCTGCAACGTGTCAAGTACGTCAGACCATTGCGCGCCGCGCCAGTGGGGGTTTACCCTTGTGAAGTTACGTAGGGCAAGCCTGGACGTACCAGGCATATGTGTCTCGACAATGAGAGTGGGGTCCATTCATATCACCTCCCTCTCAATGAGACGCTTTGCCATCGCGATCGTGATAACACTTGGACCGCGCACTCCACAAATGAAGCCGATCAACGACCATGCCTCATCTGAGAGTTCATCCATCTTGCAAGCGGCCACCAACTTAGAACGTCCAGTGACATCCCTGTAGCCATACGCAAGGTCGATGGCGCGGTCCAGACGATTGATCCAGTGTGGGATATCATCTCCCATTCATTTCGCTCCTTGTCGTGGTCTGTCTCATCAGGATGGGTAGACCAGTCCCCATCAACCGCACATATGCGTGCGGTTTCGACTCAAACTGCATTCCGCCGGCACCAAGGACCAATCCCCAGTTCTCTCGACAATTCATCAGTCAGATGCTTGAAGCACTTGCGACATCTGCCCAACTCCTTGGCGAACAGGAGACCAGACTTCTCAATACCGTGTTCCTTGATGGCCTCGCAAGCCTGCTGTACTTGTGGCGCTGGTATGCGAATGTTGCGGTGACCACCGACCACCCTTGTGAGGAAGGTGCGACCCTTCCACTTGCCGTCATCTGGCGTATTGACCCAGAAGAAGTCCAGGTCATTGTTGCCTGTGGCACTAGGGACCGCATACCCTCCATCGGGCAGTACAATCTCCACCGCACCCTTGCGGGGCAAGGCTTTCAGCCACTCGATGACCATTGAAGCCTCGGCTTGCGACACCTCCTTGCCACCCATGACATCCTCCAGCCTTTCAACGAATGGGAAGTCCCACTCTGGGAGGTTTGCCGGCGGAACAACTCTGTTGCCAGCAAGGTCATTGATGTACTTGGCCTGGGGTTGTGTCATAGGACCCATCCCTGGCTTCCATGTGGTGGTGCGTTTCGGCGCGGGCATGTCAGGCATGTGTTGCTGGACTGGCCCGGCCGCGGCATAGCATGCCTTGACCTCATCAACGGTACTGTGGCTCGCACCACAGTATCCACATCGTATTGCCATGTTCGCTCCATTGGCAGTCTCGTCAGCCGTGGAATGCCAATCCACGGAACGCACATCACTGTGCGTTTCGACCTTTGTCACGTCCTAGGTCGATGATCCGCTCGCTGTCACTGTTCAGGCTCCAGCGTTCACGGATGCGACGGTCGATGTCACCCCAGGTGTCCTTTGTGATCTCATCGGCTGCCATATCGGATGCCACGTCGGCGATGCTCGCTGATGTCAGCGGTGCACCGACGTACAGCATCTCAGTGATGGCCTTGTCGATCAGTTCATCGATGTCCATTTCGCTCCTTGCTTGTCTCGTCAGTCATGGGGTAGCAAACTCCCATAAGACCCATCCGTAGATGGGTTTCGACTCATCCCTCAGTAGGTAGGCAACCTATCGACCTGTAGTAACTCTCCAGGTACTTCAGCGCGTCATCACTGCGACGCGCCATGGCGCAGAGCCTGTCCTCAACCTCACTCATCGCAAACACGACACGCATGCGACGGTTGAAGTTGTGGTTGATCTTGACAGTGAGCCGGTACTGCTCGCCAAGGTCAGCGTCGGCAGCAATCTGCTGGCGATGAAGGTCGGCGCGCTCACTGGCAAGGTCGCATTCCCTGCTGAGCAGTCTCTGGTGATTGGCAATGGCCTCGTTGACTTGCGTCTTGAGTGTCATCGCTTGGCACCCTTGGGATCGATGTCGAAGGTGGCATCAGTGACTTCATACTCACTGGTGCCGTCGGCGCCCAGGCCGCTCAAGTTCACATTGCCAACGGCATCTTGGAATGCCGTTTGAATGGCCTCCTCAATCTCGTCACGGCTTGCGAACTTGCCTTCGACACGCTCCACATCAATGGAGAATGTCCCGCTGAACTGCATCCTTCGCTCCTTGTTGGTAGTCTCGTCAGTCGTGGCATACCAAGCCACGAGACGCACATTTCTGTGCGTTTCGACATCATTCCCAGGGCGGCATCTCCTTGGACCAGTCATGCTCATGGTCGTCAGAACGCCCACAGATATCGCATGTTGCGACACCTTCAATGGGCTCTGCGTTGTCCTCAAGGTACTTGAGGTACTTGCAGCCGTCCTTGTGGTCGAGGGCATGTCCATCCCATACAGCGCCGCATGCGAGGCATTCGTCGCCGCGGTAGATGGACTCTTGGCACTCAAAGAAACGCTCATACGTGAGGTCTGGCATCTCCTTGGGTGGCATGTCAAACTGTGCCCGCCACTTCTCCTGTGACATGTTCGCTCCTTGCTTTGGCAGTCTCGTCAGTACCAACATGCCAAGTTGGTAGACCGCACATCTCTATGCGGTTTCGACAAACACTTCCTCATACTTGCCGATCCTAGTCTTGGGCAGATCGCGGAGCCTGAGCGTGACGTAGTCACGTCCAACCTTCACGTCGGTGATCGTTGCTGTCCGTTTGAACGGCAGTACCATCACCATGCCAGGCTTGAGGTCACTCGCCACAACCAGCCTTGCTGTCTGCGGTGGCTCCTCATTGAGGTAGTCAGGGGTCATCATTCGCTCCTTGGCGTCTCATCAGCGGTGGATGCCATCCCACCGGACCCCACGAATGAGTGGGGTTTCGACACATTCACTTGTTCAACTCTCCGCGGTTGCCGCCGACCCTGGTCTGTCCAAGGTCGGCACGGTTGGCAGCACTCCGCCCAGAGGCAGCAGCCTCCCAGTCGGTCTGGGTCCTACGCTGTCTGGCCGGCTTGGTGTTCAACGAGTCCATGTACAACTGGACTTGCTTGCCGCGATCGATGATCGCAAGTTCCATGCCATTGCTGCTACCACTGGTCTTGATGGCCTCCTGTTCGGTGACCCTCTTGACCTCACGCAGACGCTCACCAATGCGGCGAGCGTAAGCGCTGCGGTAGGAACGGCGCCACTTGCCAGCACCCGATGACTTCTTGATGTCATCCGGCATCTCGCGGTTCTGCTCACGAGCACATTGCAACCACAGGCTCGTGTAGAGCATCTTGACCTTGTCAACATCAGACTTCCATCCGATGAAGTCAACGCCAGCGTACGTCTTGAACCGCTCTGGTGAGTAGAGCAGGCAACGAACCCCATTCGCATCAGCAACTTCCACGGCCATCTCAACCATGGCATTGAACAAGCCGCTGCGCTTCATGGTGAAGTGCTCGGTGACGATCTTGTCGTCCGACTTGCCCTGCACGCTGAGCATCGCCTCATCAATGGCCCATAGGGTCATCAACTCTTGAGCCTTGGCGAAGAATGTCTCCGATTCGGGCCCACTGGCGGACTCAGCCTTGCGGATGAGTTTCTGGATCTTGTCGATCCATTTCTCTTGTTCCGTCATTTCCATTCGCTCCTTGCTTGCGCTTAGCCTGTCTCGTCAGCGGTGAGAGGCTACCTCACCGGACCGCACAAACTGTGCGGTTTCGACTCACAACACCTCCAGGAGACGACGTAGTACATCCTTGGCAACCTGCTCAGGCAGGTCGTCAATGTCAAACAAGTACGTGCGCCGTTTGATGCCCAAGTCACCGCTACGCAGGAGAATCCTGCCAGACATCCAGACGGATGTCGCGGACTTGATGCTGATCTTGTCAACGCTGATCTCGATGTCACTCTCCCCATAGGGTTCCATGACAACGAAACGCTCGCTGTCGAGCAGGTCGATGTCGATCACCAACATGGTGCTGATCTTCAATGCCATCATTCGCTCCTTTGCCTGTCTCATCAGTCACGAGCGGCAAACCTCGTGAGACCCACTTGTCAGTGGGTTTCGACACTCTCCAGGTCCAGCAGGTCACCAGCACCGGTGAAGGTGCCGGCCCATCCGATGCCATCGACCCAGCGCCACACCATCTGCGTGGCAAACTCAGCCGGGCAGCCCTGCCTCGTCACGACTGACTCCCACATGTGGGCGCCAATCGCGCAGAGGAACCATACGGTGAACTCCATTGCTTCGCTCCTTGGTTTGTCTCATCAGCGGCAGGGTAACCAACCCCACCGGACCGCACTGGCTGTGCGGTTTCGACGTTCAGGCTGCCGCCTCATCAGCGTCGTGGAGACGCTTGACCGCAGCCTTGGAGATGCCGTACTTGGCGGCGATGGCCGCCCAGGCGATGCCCTGCGCACGCTCCTTGCGCACCCGGCTGGTCGTGGCCTTGACCTTGACGACCTTGGTGGTGGCGCGGAGGTAGTGCTTGTACGCGGTCAGCGGGTGGCAACCCACGGCCTCACCGATCTCAGGCCAGGTCTTGCCATCCACGTCACGCATCTCGATGATGGTGTCAACGTTCAGTTCCATTGCTTGCTTTCTCTCTTTCGTTGTCGCCTGTCTCGTCAGTACTGGATGGCGAATCCCAGTAGACCCCACAAATCCGTGGGGTTTCGACTCAAGCCGCCTCAGCGTACAACTCCTTGACGACCTTCTTGCTCGTGCCGTACCGCGCAGCGATACGGCCCCAAGCCGTGCCGTTGTCACGGTCACGGCGGACACGCGTCACCGTGGCGGACTGTCCGATGTTCTCGGTGGCTCGCATGTAATAGCGGCGCACCGTGACCGGATGCAGACCGTAGAGGTCAGCAATCTCCTTGATGGAGTAGCCATCCTCGTGCATGGTGACGATGTTCTTGAACTCGCTCATTTCACTGGTTCCATTCTTTCTTGTCTGTCTCGTCAGCGGTGGGCGACAAACCCCACCGGACCCCATTGACTACTGGGGTTTCGACTTGTTCGACCGCAGCACAGCCTCATGCTTGGCATCGCGGCGGCTCATCGAGCAGCCGGTACACCAGACGGTCTTGTTCTTGGGGCTCACACGGCGGCAGTCAAACTCACCGCCACCGCAGAACCACTTGCCTCGCGGCACTTGCCTCATAGGCTTGCCGCGCTTGGGCTTCAACATTCGTGCTCCTTGGTGACTCATCAGGGCAGGGTACCAATCCTTGCCAACCTGGGTGCCATCGGCGTTGCTTCAATGAGGGGCAACGCGCCCAGCGGGGTGACGAGCCCACCCCCAGGTTTCGGTGACCATCGGTGCGGTTTCATTGAGTGAACGCACGCCCAGTCTGGAACGATTGTTGGAACGATTCGTTGCTCACGTTCATCGCAGTAGCGTCCACGGAGAGGCTACTGACCCGTTCATCGATGCGGTTTCATTGAGGGAGACGCATGCCCGACCGTGAGCAACGTAGTGACGGATCGGCTTGACGTCCATCCCATCCTGCGCGGCGGACTCTGGGGAGTCCACGCATCGTGGGGGAGAGGTCAAGCACCACCCGCCGCACAATTCGTGCGGCCGAAGGTAGCCCAAGCGTCAGAAGTGGCCCAGATTCCCATCGTTTCCGCACCGCCCGTTACTTGCCAGCCCCTACTGGGGTCCCATTTGGGACGTCTTCAGGAGTCATCGTCCGCACATAATCCCCACACTTTCGTGGGGTAGGGGTGGGAGCCAGACGACTGCGGCTTTCACGGCTGCGGCGGTTTCGGCGTCGCTTATCCCCACACTTTCGTGGGGTAGGGGCGACGCGCCGACCTTCTTGGGAGCCGAGACTGCGGAATCTGTGCGATTCATCCGCTATCGCTACCGGCCGTCATCACCCTACGGCGCAAGTCTGGGGCCGTTCCCTGGGGGTTTCCCCCACACTTTCGTGGGGTTCCTCCCAGGACCGCTCCGGCGCTTCCCAGCGCCGTCGATCCCCACAACGTACTGCAGCCCGCAGGGTACCGCACCGAGCACACCGAAACCTGAAGTTGTCAGAAAGTTGTGCTCCTACCTGCAGCGGAGGATGGAAGAATGCCACGATCGTTGTGACCCCATCTGACGTGCGGTTTCGCACAGATTCGTGGGGGATATGGGCGCACGTCCAAACCTCGGCCGATCCCCACGAAACGCACAGAACTGTGCGGTTCATCGAACCCCACTCGTTTATGGGAACCCCACGAGTCTGTGCTGCCCGGTGGATAGGTAGGTTACCTACCCATTTCGGGCGAACCCCATCCGTTTATGGGAACCCCACCAGAACGTGGGGTCGCGATCGACGTTTCCCCACCATCCTCGAGGTTTCCGCACGTCAGAGTGGGTTTCTGGGGTTTCGGCTCCCAGCCGGCCACTGTTTCCGCACTTCAAGTGGGACACGTGCGTGACGACGTGCGGCTTTCTAGCCTCGTGGGCCTCTCGTGGGCCGTCGTGCCCGACAACCCCACTTCGGCACGGACCCCTGGGATCGGCCGGAAATCTGACGTGCGGCCCCACTGCAAACCCACGTCGCCCCAGAGACGGGTCACCGTCCGCGGCGATCCCTGGGCCCTACGTGCGCCACTCGTGGGCTACGGTGCGGCTTCAACCACAGACCCCACCCGCTAGTGCGGTCGGGTGGGCCTTGTCCACCGAGTGGGTTGTATAGGTAGCCTACCTATCCAATTGGCCACGAAACCCACTAGTTTGTGCGCCACTCCGCAAACACCGCACGATACGTGCAAAGAATGTCCTCAACATCATCCGCCGGACAAGCCCGCAACTCCGGGGGCAAGTCAGGACGCTCAATGCGCTCCCCAGCAAACCGCACACCCGTAAGGGTTTCCCAGCCAAGCCTGACACCAGCATGGAGGTACACGCTCATCGGCTCATGCCCAAGAAACGCACCAATCCGCACAGCAACGTCATACGTGGTGACCGGCCCGATGCCCGGCCCACCACAGGACCGCACAAGGTCGTGCAACTCATCAAAGTTGCGGCACGCCCGTGCCGACACGTACTTGTCCGTCAACCGCACAGATAGCGCATGCAAAGCGCGCCTGGGAACGCGACTCTGATGGTTGTGCATCTTGCCGCGGTCATCGCGTGAGCGACAAGCACGCACAACGGCTGTGCGGTACGTTGGCGCTGTGCGGGCATACTCGACCACCCTGTCACGACGGCTGGGCGGGAAACGGGTGTAGAAGTCATCGACCACCTCACCCAACGTCCGCAGCACAACGCCATTCAACTCGCGCTTGACGTCCATCAGGCAGGGCTGCTGATCTGTCCACCCAACTTGTCAGGGCCACTCCACTTGCCACCGATGAACCACCAGTGCCACAGCGAGTTGTCATCGGCCCTGGCGAACACGTCCAACTGCTTGCTGGCAGGCGCCAGTTGAAACTCACCCTTGACCGGCTTGCTCTGACCGGGCAACTGCGACCATCCGCTCCACTTGCCCACAGAAGTGTTCCAATGATTGCTGTAGAGAGTGCCATCCGTGCCACGCACAACCGAAACACAGAATGCCTCTTCAAGCCATTGCGCACCCAATTGCTCTGCCACGTCAATCCCTCCAATGCTTCTTGTTGCCGGCGGACCACCCTGCAGAACCCCAGCAACTTGCTGCCGCATAAGGCTCATCGGCCAGTCGCGGATGTCAATCTTGCGGTTGGGCGCCCACTCATTGTGGCCGCAGACCATTGGGAAGTCGAAGTCGCCAAGCCGGCAATAGGCCGCGTTGACCTTTGGGTATGCCTCATGTTGGGCTGGCGTCCAATCGCCATCACCGCCACATTCTGCCTCGGTGCCGAACACTGAACTGTTCCCAGACAAGCCCTGCCACCCACCTTCACCAGCGTGGTTGGCTCGACCCGCGGCAACAACCACGGCAATGCCGTTGCGATCCAAGTACGTGTTGGCCAGCGGACCAGGCAAGTCAGGACGACCATTCACCACCGTGTTGAGCGACGGCCGACCAGTGGCGTCCCTGGGCCCACCCGTCCAATGACAGACGGCCCCACGAGGATCAAACGAGTCACTGCCGCGCGTCGTCCAACCTTGGTACTCTTCAACCTGCAAGCCCTCAGCACGCAGCGCGTTGGCCAAGCCAGTAGCACGGCCCATCAGGCTTGACCCTCTTCACGGTACTCCTCATCAGGCGTGTGGTCAGGGTCAAAGGCATCAGGGTCATCGTCAGGGTCACCAGCGTGACCTTCCAACAGATCATCGTCATCTCTCATGATTGCTCCTTTCCGCGACGGAGCCTACCCCTAGCCCGTACTTGTTATCTGGAGTGTCCAGTTCTGCGTCTCCATATATGCGTCCCCATAGCAACCAAGCCCACATTGCCCACTGTCACGTATGGCCAAGATGAGCGAAGGCGGTATTGGAAGCCATGCCGTCTGACTGACTGCGAGATCACCAACACGCCCTTGGAACGCAACCGCAGGTTGACCTGCAGGGATGGTGGGGTGAGCATGAACACCAACATACAACGGTTGGGCCCCATAGATGCCAATCCCGCTGATCCTTGTGACCAGAATGGCGGCGCTGTTGACAGTCCGCCCAGCCAAGGAAGATCGGATGGTGGCATAATCATAGAGCGCAATCCCGGTGTACGGACCCCAGCCACTGGAACTGGCACCCTGCCAAATGTCAGACTTGGCCCAACCGCCTTGAGGTCGCCAAGAGCCAGCACCAAGCACAACATACTGATCGGTGCGCGTCGTCGGAGTTGTCGGAGGCGGCGGCGGTGGCGGTGGCGGGGCAGGCGGTGCCGTGGACAGGATGAACTCAGGCTTGCCATCTGACTGGCCAGCGAGGTATGACGGGCCAGCGAATGTCAACAGCCACGGCATGTATGACTGAACGACGGCCGCACCGCTGGCGCGCCGTGCCCACCACTGGAGTTCAATGGCCTGACCCTCCCACCCGACAGAGAATGGGTGTGCCCAAGTGAATCGTGCGATCCCTGCGCTGTTTGCTGGAACAGTCAGCGTGCTCGTTTGTATGCCTGAATACCGTTCCTTGATGTACACCTCACCAGGCGATGACGCGCCGGTCACGACGTAGCCTTCAGCCTGGATGACTCCATAGGCCGGTGCCAGCACGACTTTGCGGGCAACGAGCGTCCAACCAGCACTGACATCCACGATGTTGTTGAGCGCCCAACTGTCCACCACCACGGGCGGCATCTTGCTGCTGCGCTCCAAGCGTTCAATGCGATCACTGAGTGCTTGAAACTCATTGGGGATCGTCGGCGGCAGCACTGGGTCAGTCATGTCAGTGTCCAAACTCATCAAAGGCATTGAGTGACGCAGTACTGATGGTCACCATGTCCTTGCCGGTGTCATCAACCTCCACGTTGTACTCTGTGATGCGCATAGCCTTGTCCAAGGTGCACCAACCCAATTGAGCAGTCACCATGATGATGTCACCAGGAATGTATGACCCAATGGGCGGGTCATCACCGCGGCATGAGATGTTTGCTCCAGTGATTGGCGCTCGGCCACGGGCCACTCGACGCGCGGCCCAGTCAATGAGATTGTCCTTGGACCGATTGTCGCTCATACTGAGCACATCCTCGAACAATGGGTAGCCAGACACCTCAGCATATGTCCCAATCATGGTGGACTCCGCATCACCTCCACCACGTGCATCACAACGCGAAGCCAGTGAAGTCGCATCAACGACCACCTGCATGCCCTCGATATTGGTGCCCATGGCCAAGTGAATGCCGGTCGCTCGTCCAGTCGCTGGATAGGTGGTCGTGAACCGCTTATGGATCAAACCATCATCCATATACTGAGCGACAAACCTGAAGTCAAAGCCGCCGCGCAGGTTCGCCAGGTCAACTATGGCGCCAGCAATCTCCTTGCGCTCATAGTCATAGTAGGTGCGATCACGTCCAATACCAGCGGCAATCGCACCGCTGACATCAACGCCATAGTTGGCGTTGCCACCTTCCTCGGTGGTGTAGTTGATCAGCGCCGCAGCAATCGTTGGACCAGTCACCTGGCTGAAGCCCAACGTCCTGCGCACAAACCTATGCCTGAACAACGACAGGTAGCCCTGCCCCTGTAGTTGTATAGTCCCACCACCCATGTCAGCATTGGCAGACCACAGCACGCCACCAAACACAGGCACATCATCGCGGACTATCAGAACGCCAGCATCACCAGGGGCAAGGTCATTCATGGTGTACAACTGAACCCCATTGATCTCAGCCTGTAGAGGTGCAGTCATGTTGAACTTGCCCTCAGCGTTGAGGCTCTCACCGTATGAGCACCGCATGGCTGGCACCTCACCAAGGATGGTGTCAGTCAGCAAATCGGTGTAGTAGTAGGTGTAGTTGGCCATATCAAATTGGCTCCACCCATGCCTCAAGTTGTCCTAGCGTCGGGTCGTTGGGAGCAGTCAGTGTGCCGGTAGATGACAACGCCCACACCTCCACCCTGGTAGTGCCACCAGTCGCGACAGAGCGATCAATGGAGCCAGCCAAGGTTGTGGCCAACTGGAAGCCAGCAATGGCCGGCGATGTCAAACGACCCTGACGAGCCATGGTGTCAGTCACTGCCGCCGCCGCGCCCGTGATGTTGTAGCGAATATGGGTGTCGACAGTCTGCGACGCAGCCAACTGATAGTTGATCGAACATGCATACCGCACACGATGCGGATATGGGAAGGAAGGCACCAAGACAGAACAAAGCCAAGTCTCTGTCGTGGTTATCGTTGTACCAGTCATCTGCGCAGTACCCTGGAACAAGGTACCACCAAACTGATACACCCACTTGGTTCCGTCCCACATGAATGTGCGGAACGTATCCAATTCACGAGCAATCATGCCAGGCAATAGATCGGTCAAGGCTGTGCGTGTCGCAGCATCAGCGACCAGAATGGCGCCACCAAACACCGCGGCTTGGCCAGGGCGACGGTCAGTGATCTCGGCCGTTGTGACGGTTGTCGGGTTGCGAGCCGCCAATGATAGCACCGATACACGAGCCAACTCGATGCTATTTGACGGTCTGGCCGGCGGAGCAGGCGATGGGGCAGGCGTGCCAGCGATGGCGACAATCTCCCATGGCGATCCAGCGGTACCGCCGGTGTACTGCTCATCACGTACACGGGCCACGATGAGGTCGATGCGGCCGTTGGTCGGGTCAGCAGCGACCAGCGGAATGTTGAGAGAGCCGCGGTTCTCAACAAAGTACATCCCCTGATAGATCGTTGCCTCACCTTCGATCATGGCACGACCGCCAGCCACATCAACAGAGCGGTCAGGCGTGCCGCGCGCCGTGACAGCAAAGTCAGCGGTGCCAAAGATGCCAGGCCTGTCCTGGAACATGGCAGACATCCAACGCCGCACAGCCTCCGCATCGTGGTCAACTCTTGCCTGCATGAACAGCGCAGGCTGCCTGATGGTCATCGCTGCCTCCCTACATCCATGCACTGCTCCATCTGACAGTCAGCAGCGCGGTCGTTTGTGTACTGGCCCTGAACTGGATCTCGTTGTCACCAGGCTGAAGCATCCACCAGCCATGGTTGACGATGTTAGCGAACCTGCTTGCCGTACCGTTGAGCATCGCAGTGTGGTTGGCGAAGTCAACCTCCAGCCAATCACCCGCGGCGATGCTGATGTTGAACGATAGGTACTCACCGGTGTTGGCCAGCAGCAGCACAGGATTAGCACAAGGGCCATCAATGCGAGCCCATACAGGCGCAGGTGCGGTTCCATCATTCGGAGCATCGATGGATCCACCAGTCGACACAGCACCAAACACCAACGAGAACACAAGTGAGAACTGCAATCCGCCGCCAGCAGTAGGCAAGGTGGACGTGCCCTCGTGGATGTCCTCCTCATACACACGAGGGTCAGAAGCATGAAACTCCACCGCCCATGCCACCATACCACGTGACGCTTCATCCAAGGTGATGGACCGTCGGCGCGGCCGGGCAGAGATGCGTCGCTGTTGTCCACCGTAGATGCCAGGCAGCCAGAAGACAAGGTCATCCTCTTGGCCATGTGTCATCGCCGCGGTGAACTGCTCAAGCAGAGTGTCGAGCGTGTCATGACTCAACTCTGCCACGACGGTGCCACTCAAGGTGAATATCTTGGCGCCTGCGAAGTCATCACCGGGCCACACACCATCACGCCGCAACTTGTTCGCATCGCTGGTCCTGATCTCCGGCAAGTCCAGCAATCCGCCACGACCAGGCACAGGCATTGGGGTCCCACGGCCAAACGTCAGCCCACGATATGAGTACTGTCCGATGTCAACCATTGAACCTCAAATCCCACGCAATTGTGCGGCTCACGTCCTCAGCCGTCAACATCTGCCCGTACACATTGGTCGTTATTTGCTGCCCTCCCGCGCCCGGCGCTTGAACGTTGACCACAGGCGCAGGAGTCGGCACAGGGACAGTCAAGCCAGTCAGGGGCGTGGTGATCACCGGGGTCAACGCCTTCATCATCGCCTGTATGTCACCAATGCCCGACGCAATACCAGCGGCCAAATCAGACACGATCACCTCACCGCTCTGCTCCGGCGGATGGTCGTGGAGTGGTCCTTCCTTGGCAGGGCTGAACGGCAAGAAGCCAGTCACCTTGCTGACCACACTGTGCATCACATCGCCAACCTTGCTAATCATCGAGCCAATGCCGTCGATCAGGCCCTGTATGATCTTCTTGCCCGACTCAAACAGCCACGAACCAGCGCCAAGGAATGCACCCATAACGCGCGATGGCAACCCGCTGATCCATGAACCCAAGGAGCCCATCATGCTACTGATGCCATTGATCAGGCCTTGGATGAGTTCAGCGCCCTTGGACCAGAGCAAGCCTCCCAACGAGCCAATCGCGCCCAAGATGCGGCCAGGCAATCCTGCCACAAACGAGATCACCGCGCCTATGACACCCTCAACTGTCGACCTCATTGCGCCCCAAGCAGCGTTCCAGCCACGCTGTATCAGACCAATGCCGATGTTGATGATGTTCGAAATGATCGTCATGACTGTCTGGATGATCACTTGGATGTGATCCCAAACTGCCTGGATGATCCCTTGAATTGCCTCCCAAGCACCGGACCAGTCACCACGGATGAGTGCGGCGACTGTGCGGATGATCCCGGTGATCACGGCCAGGATGGTCTCGATGTAGGACTTGATGAACCCAAATACGGCCATCACAATGTTCGTGATCTGCGTACCAAAGTTCTGCCAGATCCACATCACTGCGGTCACAAATGCTTCGATGATCGTGCGCCACAGGTCGATTTGGAACTTGATGATCGGCCACACACGCATGAAGACAGCAGAGATGAGGTCGCCCAGCGCGGCAAACAACGGGAAGACATTGCTCTTGATCCAGCCTGCCAGCGAGACCATAAGCGCGATGACTGTGGTAACAAACGTCTTCACAGCAGGCACACCGGTATTCATGATCCAGTCCCAGGCGGCTTGCAGGCCTTGCCATAAGCCATCGACTGCCTTGCGAACACCAGTGAACCTCTGGTACGCCATGTACAGGATAACACCGAGCGCGATCAGCGCGGCAATGATGCCAAGCACAATCAACACCACCGGATTGTCCGCCAACACCGCACACGCACCAGCAACCAACATGATTCCGCCGGCCACCATGACCAAGACCCCACCAAGGATCAGCAACCCTGCCACCGCAGCCGCTACGATGGCAGCCACCTTGAGTATCTTGGGGTCGACACTGGCCAGACTGTTGACCCATTCGGTGACCTTGTCCACGATGCCGCGGATGACATCTTGGAGCGGCCGGCCAGCGGTGATCATGAAGGTTTCAATGGACCCCTTCATTTGTTCAACTGACCCGCCGAGGTTGTCCATCCGCTTCTGGGCCACATCGGTCGCAGACACTTTGCCCATCGAAGCAGCGAAGTCATCCATCCCCTGCTTGCCAGTATCCGCAATGACCGCAGCAGCGCGGATCGCATCGGAGCCGAACAATGTCTCCAATGTCGCTGTCTTCTGAGCATCGGTCATCCCCTGCAAGGAAGTCTGCAGCACCCCAGCAATGTCAGACATACTCTTGATCTTGCCTGTGGCATCGAAGAATTGGTTGGCACCATCCTTGGTGATGATGCCCAAGTCCTTCATCAAGTCCAACTGCTTCTTGGTCTGCGGCTGGAGATTGCTCAGCATCGTCTTGAGCGATGTGCCAGCGTCAGAGCCGCGGATGCCAGCGTTGCCCATCACACCGATCGCGGTTGCCAAGTCATCGAAGGGCAAGCCCACAAGGTGAGCCATGGCACCGGCCTGCTGGAGTGACTGGCCGAGGTCAGTAACATCGATGGCTGAAGCATTGGCCGCACCAGCGATCAGGTCGGCGATGTGCGGCATGTCAGAGGCTTGAAGGTTGAACGCGTTCATGGCGTTCGCCGCGATCGTGGCAGCCGTCGTCAGATCAACCTCGCCAGCGGCAGCAAGGGCAACAGTCGCATCAGCAGCACCATTGATGACATCAGTGGTCGACAGGCCAGCCTTGACCAACTCCTCCATTGCCGAGGCAGCCTCGCTGGCACTGAACTTTGTGTCAGCACCGAGTTGCAGGGCCTTGCTGCGAATCTTGTCCAGTTCATCGCCAGTAGCCCCACTCACTGCAGCAATCGCAGAAATGCGCTCTTCAAAGTCCGCGGCAGCATTGATGGCGATCGTCAGACCACCAGCAATCGCAACACCAGCGCCGACCATGATCCCGCCCATGGCCATCACTTGGCCACCGGTCAACTTCGCTTGCTTGCTGACCCCCTGCATGCCAGTCTGCGCCTGATCAGTGCTCTGTTGAACACTATCAGTGTCGATTACAACCTTGCCTCGCGCGGTTCCAAGATCGTAGTCAGACATGACTACCTCCGGCCAGCAAACGGATCGGCATACTTCTTGGGCATGCCAAGTAGGTCACGCAAGACGTTCTCACGCTTGCCCCTGAGCAGCCTTGGGTTCTTGTCCTCCACTGCATCCATCTCTGCCTTGACGATGTTGCCGAAGTACACACATGCTTCATCGAGGCAGAACGCTGCATACTCCTCATCAACTCCCAGTAGCAGGCTCGGTCGGCACTTCAGGTCCTGCGCCACCTGATACACTCGCCACAACAGCAGCCTGTTGTTCACGAAAGGTATCCAAATCCCTGGTACCTCCCATAGCCCACTGCAACAGGAAGAACTTGTCGTTGTCCTCCAATTCATCGGTGTAGAGCACATCATCTGTGCGGTCTACCGCATTCTCTGGCGGCAATGAGACCTTGGGGTCCAACATGCATTCGGACACAACAGCATCCACGAACGACATGTACTCATCCAACTTCTCCACATCCAATCCTTCAAGGCTGATCGCTGACGCAACATCGGCGCGTCCCTTGATGGCCTTGTCGATCATGGCAAGGAGAGTGTTCGGCACGATGCCCTTGCGGACAAATGCTTGGAGACCAGGCGCACGAGCGATGCACACATGACCGCTCGGCAACCTGATCTCCCTGCCAGTCGCTGCCTTCTTCCAGTCAGCAACCGACGTGACGTTCTCACTCATTTGGCCTCCATGGGCTCCTTGGGTGGTTGTTACTAGGTGATGGCGACAGGCGTCTCGTTGTAGATGATCTGGTACAACTCATCGGTGTGCGTCGCAGCCACAGACGGATAGGCCGCGCCTGAGCACTTGGTGAGCACCCAGTTGCCGTCACTGAAGTTGTACTCGACATCACCGGTGGCCTTGCAACGCCACAGCACGCCGTGGACATCACCACCGTTGTCCGACATCACCTGGCCCTCAGCCTTGAAGAACGGCCGAGCATCGGTGGCCTTCTTGACAAACTTCTTGTTCTGCGCGGGCGTCGTGCCTGTGTCGGTGACAGCACCACCGATGATGGCCTTCAGCACATCCAGGTGAACGCCACCAGCCTCCAACTCCCACGCAATCGTTGCGCCAGAGCCGTGAGCAGTGATGACCTTGTCATCACCACGCAGGTCGGTGAAGTCCTCACTCTCTGTGAATGAGAGCACCCGCGCCGCCGGCAAGTCCATTGAGGTGGTCGTGGTCTCCAAGACTGGATCAGTGATGGGGCTGATCTTGACGTCACGCAGACCGAATGGGTACGCCACTCCGAGTGGAGCCATTGTCACTTCCCTTCTTGCTCGTTGGGTCCTTGAAGCACTGCGTGCTTACACATTCACCGGTCTTGACATCGAAGCGGTGAATGACTACGGTGCCCGGCCTGTGACCGCACCAGTTACTGCGGCACCTGACCTCAATGGTGTCACCATCGATCACACCATGAAGAATCTGGGACGGGCAACGTAGTTCCATCTACTGCTCTTCCTCACTGGGCTGCTCACCCTCAGGCGCAGCCTCCTCAGCCGGTGCCTCTTCAGGCGCGGTCTCAGGCGCTGTCTCTTCACTGCTTTCAGCCTCTGCCTCTTCAGCAGGCGGCATCGGAGTGGCCTCGTCGCTCATTCGTCACCTCCATCCTTGCCCTCGTCACCGAACGCGAACTCACCAGGCAACTGATCCTCCAA